AAGAAACAATCAACTGCTGCTAAAAATGATATTGCAAATGCCAGGGGGACTCGTGATCCTATAGGGAATAAGTCGTGGGTGGTGAATTCTGATAATAAGACCTACCGAAAGGAAAAGACTCCTGTCGGGTTCAAGAAGCATAAACGGACTTATAGCGAACAGGCCGTTCAGATCAAATCGTTCAAATCATTTATTTCTGAAGATTGAGTAATACTCGGTACTAAACGGATTACCTTCGCTATCCGTACCATACTGATAGTATCTGATGGGCTGATCCTTCACTAAAATGCATACAGATTCTCGCTTGGAGTTGCGATCTTGTGCTATATAATAATGCTTGATATCCTGAGTATTTAGATACTCTAGTATGTATTCTGGAATAGATTGATCTTTAGTCCATTCGAGACTGCGCGTCATCACATAGTAATAATCGGTCATCAGAACCGATACGCCTTTCCATTTTATAGAATAGATAGACATGTGCCTTTTATCGAGGCCCAGGCTTTCATCGATAGGGCGTTCGAAGTACAGCTTATATTGCTGTTCACCCAAATCAAATGCAAACATTACAAACTCTGACCATGTATAGAGATCGTTGATACTAGTCAGATACCTATAGGGAAAACCGAGTGATGTTGCTATGCTTTTTACCTGATCTATAGATATACTTTTGGCAGGTATCTTTACCAATACTCTGTTGCGAATGCCGTTCTTCGCAGACTCCTCCAGATATACTACTCTATAGGAATCAAATACATTTACGAAATTGATTATACTATCATCTCGTATTGTGAGTAAATCCGATAGCATTTACTTGTGATAAGCTTTCAATAGCTTTTGAGGAAAGTGAAAAGTATGTTTCGAGGTTGAAGCTCGTACATTGCCCTTGTCATCTATCCAAGATTCATTATCAAATTCGATATCGTAGACATACTTCCCCTTATCGTAATCTACGGATATTACTGTTGCTGGTTCTCCTTCTTTTAGAAAATGCTTGCAGTGTGCCCATCCTGAAGCTTCTCCCGCCCAGTCCTCTTTCAGCGTTACTCTATCGCCTTCTTTGAATTTGGCAGCTTTCATGCAGCCCTCATAGTAACCCAGTATCTTTTCAAAATAATAGCTTGCAGGACCACCCGACATCGTAGAATTGAAAGATCTAAATGCCTCATCTAGATTTTGGATGTCCGTCACAATACGTTCTAATTTACTTCGTTTCATACTAAACTCCGAAATGTTTCTTAATCTGTGTTACTTTATTTTCCAACAATTCAAGTCCCTCTACATCACCCAAATAGCTCGGGGCAAATGCCTGATGGTGTTGCGTAGGCTCGACAATACTTAAACATTCTCTAACAATCAACTCAGCAAACTTGTTGATATCAAAAGATTGATTGCGGTCGTATATGTCTGGATTACTTCTAAATCCAGCCTGCTCAGCAAGTTGTTTAATTCGTTCGTTCATTTTATACTCTTTCAATATTGAGCAGTTTGGGTAATCACAAAGGAATCCATCGACATGGGCACATCCAATATTTTTATATACATCACAACCTTTAACAGGATCGTTCATTATATTAAATGTATAGCTAATAATACTATAAAAATAACCAATACAGCATAGTGTATTCTGGTCTTGATCTTTTCTTCTTTTTCCAATATTTTACTGAGCATTATACGGTCTTTCTACATTCTAGTATACCTGGCAATGTACCTGATTCTTTTGCTGTTTTCTGCATTTCCTTGTATACATAATCCCGTGTCATAATACAATGATCCAAATTGCTAAAAGAATGCAACATCGTTTGGCTGAATCCCAGCTTACCGTTAGTCATTACAATTACTGTGAATATTAGTTCGTACATTACTTACCTTTCAGAATATTGTTACATTGTCCTCTGGCTTCAACAACTGTCATATAGTTAAAGTGTTCAAAACATCTATCGTAATACTCCTGTTTGCCCATACCATACCCTAAGGCCCATCCCAGAATAAATGTGAGTGTCGTTACTGCAATAATAACTGGCCATAAATCATCTTTCATTGATGTTCTCCTGAATCTTTTTCTCTATATCTTTTCTTTTCTCTTCCTCCAGTACAGCGCCCCAGATGGCTGAACCAACAAAGAATGTCATTAAGCCAGGTACGAAGAATAGACAGCTTGCAAAGAATCTGCCACCATCGCCATAGTTATAGCCAGATATGGTTACTCCCATCCAGAACCAATAGAACAAGTCTATGATATTCATTAACATAGGCGAGCATAAGACCAGGCCAAATAGATATACTAGTGTTCCAATAACTTTCCAATTAATCATTTTCAAACATCGCTTCCATAATAAGTGCTCCGATTACGTAATTGTTCACCTACAGATGATTTGTCAATATCAAAGATGTCTTTTATATTCTTAATGATTAGATCAGTAGCCCAGGTTATGTCCTTGTTCTCATACTGAGTAACACCCATCATTGCTACTTCTGAGATACAACGCTGGGCTACTAGCTTTGCGAATTTCTCATAGTTAAAATATTCATTAATCATCAAACGTTGCTGATCATATACCTGATGCCAAGCACCGCATTGTAGGGCTAATTCATTAATCTTTTCGTTATTCATGGGCAAATCTTTACAATATCTTCTGCTGAGCGATTAGCTTTCATTGCTTCAACCCGGCAAGTCTGTCTCATATCAGCACCCTTCCATGCCATGAACACAATCAAGAAGATTATAATTAAGAACCCGATTCCTACCCATTTTTCTTCTGTCATATAAATTAATCCTTATCTACTCTTACACAAATATAAGCCTTGCGCGTATCAATGTTCTTTTTAGTTAATCTTCTCTCTTCTATATAGCATTCAGCAAAAGTTCGATAGTAGTCTAACGCATTATACTTAAGATCAAATTTTTGTGTTGCCGGATCTTGTACAAGCATCACTGCTACTAATACTACATCTGTTAGAGGCTTAAACATATTTGTAATTTAGTTATTTTCGTTTAACTTAACCACATCAATAAAATCTTGTTCTGCCTTCTCTCTTTTATATGCATCATAATCATGAAGGAATGTAGCGCCTGCCCATAGTAAAGCTAACCATGCGGACACCATAATATCATAATACACATAAAATGCAAATAGCACAACACAAAATCCAGAACACGCCATTAGTAATTTTTTCATCGTTTTATCCTTAACATCAATCCTACAATTAAAATTACAAAGATTAAAGTTGCCACGACTCATCCTTGTTTATTGCCTCGCATTGCAACTTAATCTCGAGATCCCTAACTGCTACAGTTAGCAATTCTATCTCACTCTCGTATCGGCTCAATCTACCTTCAAGATTCTCTATCAAATGATATGCATCAAGCAATGCCTCATTCTTTTGCTGAATACTATCATGCAAATGCTCGATGTAAAGATTTTCTGCTTTCATTTTGTTTCCTATATGTCCATGTTGTCAAGTAATTCTAATGCCATAGTATATTCATTAATCATATGATCCATCTTACCTTCAGTGGCTCTATATGCTACAGTATTGTCTTTACGTTCTAATTCCATTGCGAAGATTTGATACTTGATGGCAGCACGAGCAATAGCCAATGCTGTCTCCTTATCCATTTTGATCTCTGTCTTTTTCCAAGCTTTTAGATCAATCTTATCGTTACCAAATGTATACATTATACAAACCCCAATATTGCACCTAGTGGTGCTACAAAAATGCCAATGATTCTAATTATTAACTGACCTGTTAGCGGATCTAAAGGCATAGTCCATAGTGTGATAATATTCATTATCCAACCGTATAATGAAAATCCGAAGATAATCAAAAATAATTGCCATGGTAGTATTAGTGCTAGTTTTTTCATATGTAAAAGCATTCGCCTCGTTTGTCTGCACCGATAGCATCGTATACAATTTCGCGAACCATCGTATCCATTGTTTCGCCATATGTATCAGGATTGCTATCTGCTAATTGTCTAAGTTCTTCGTACGTCTGTGCCCAAGTATAATCGTTCTCGATTGCTCGTACTACAATACCATGTACTGCCTCGTTACCCTCAGGCGAATACATAGCATAATCTTTTGATCGTTCTTTAATCATACTAGTTCCTCTTAAACTGTTTCTGTTTCAAAAATATGACCACACTGCATCTCATAGTCATAGAATGCAACTAACTCTTTGTCGCTATTGTAGTATACTGTTAAGCCACCTAAATCTTCAGACTTTGCAAATTGCGTAGCATTGTAGATTGATAGCTCAGTTGTAATCTCAAGTTCTTCAGAAAAATCTTTATCTCTAAAGTCAAATGTATAATCTGTTACAGAATTAATCATTTGTGACTGTGCATCTGTCAATTGAAACATAGTTTACCTTTCTGTTGCTGTATCATAATTATAACACCTTTAGTGTTCTATGTCAAGCAAGTTCTAACACCTTTGCAGGGAAACGGATAAATCCTTCATAATCTAACTGAGATTTCTCAAAGTCTGTCATGTAATCGTCTGCAACCAACTCCCAACCTAGAATGTATTCCTCATACATAGGATGGTTGGCTTCTATATCGCCACGCACAGCCATAACCATAGCAGTTACTTCCGAATCGGATACGCGCTTGCCCATCGGAACATAGTAATCCATTCCGCCTTTAGATTTCCAATATGGTTGCTCTTCTGTACCATAATTTTCGCGAACCTGAGTCCAAATGTATAATTTCATATTGCTTCCTTATTAAGCGCCACTGGGGCTAGACATACCTTCACATTCCCAACCACAACCATTTTCGATTGTGCGATAGACTTCCAAGTCTCCAAACAACTCAGCTTCCTCGAGCATCTCGCATGCTTGGTCTTCATCCTCCGCTTGGATAAACACCGATTCGACAACTACGCGTCTAAAAACGAATTCTTTCATACTGCGTGTACCTTTCTAGAGTTTGCTTGTAACAACTTGTCTTCCATCATTTCTGATAAAATAAACTTTGCTATGTTCAATTGCTTGCGAACATATTCGTTGGAGTTAGGAGAAGGAATGTTGATATTGTTCATGGCCATCATCTCTTGTGCATCTGATAACACACCCATGACCACCATTTCCATACCTGTTAATTCTGCTGTTAAAGATTCCATGTACTGAGTCTTAATATCTTCTACGCTCATACCAAACATCTTTTGCTCGCGTTCTGTCATTAACTACTCCTTGTTACTGTTTATGCCATAATTATAACACCTTTTGATCAACCGGTCAAGAGAAACCCTGCACGGAGCAGGGTTACTAAAAGGTAATAAAAAGGTTTTACCTTTTAGAGGGCTAAATGAATCTCGCTGTAACCCTCCTCTAGGGTAGGCATTTCGAAACCTTTTCGCATTTCCTCGAGGACAGTATCGGGTATCTCTTTCCCTGGCCTGCTATCTAATCTACGCTTTAGTTCTGCCGAATCGGGGGTCGAAAATACTACAGCAATATGCTTATAGTTAGGTAGCATGTTGAACTTACGTTTTCTGCTTATGACAGTAGTACTGGTCTGATCCCAGATTATATCATGTCCCAATTCACGCGCTCTAACTACTTGTTCTGCCATTAGTTCAACTGCTCGAGGCATGTAATCTTTAAACACTTCAGAATATGTTTTACCTACTGATCTAGCATAATCTTCTACAAAGGCATCTGTAGAAACAACTGTTAGACCTAATGCCCATACTTGATTTTTAATCCAAGTTGTCTTGCCTGATCCCGGCAGACCAACTAGTATGTATGCTTTAGGCTTGGACATAATCATTGATGTTTTCAGCAATCTCATAGCCCCAATCATAGTTGGCTTGATATGCTGTTTCCCATTCTTCGGGTTCTTCATCTTGATCTACACCAATGAATCCCTCAAGTGCATATGCAAACCATTGTGCAAATTGTGCTTCATCTACAACATTATCAACAACACAATATGGCTTCTGAAGAATCTCTCTTAGCAAGTCCATATTTGTATTACCATCGACACATGCTTCAAGTTCTTCATCTGTTAAATGATCTATATGTATCATTCGATCTCGCCTTTCCATCAGTTCTTTGATTTCCCGCTTACGCCACATTACATTAGGCCTTCTTGTTGCTGTCGAATATACTCACCATATAAACGATTGTATGCTTGCCTTACTTCCATAGGCAACTTGGTTACATCCCAACCATTTGGATAATTGCCTGTATCTTCTTTTTCAATTTGCTTAGCAATTGTATTTGCTAATTCGCGAGACAGTTGTATCTCTCTCATATAACCTGTTGGTGCTACTTCAAAATCACTCATACTCTTCCTCCTCTATAGGATCTGTTTCTATTACTATATGACCGAATTGAATTAGACCTTCCCAACCCGGTTCGCCTCTACCTCCACCCGTCACAAAATCTGTATCAAACTCTTGTATGGCTCCTAAGTCTAGCAAGTTATCATACTTATTAGCTTTGATATCTTCCATAAGGATACAACCAATTAGACCAGCATCTACACTATATGAATGACCATAGTGATCGTAGTAAACTCCATCACCATACTTAGTGCGATATGTAGAAAAACGACGACCATCTTTTAGTTGAAATTCTCCATCTAAACATTTACCTTCTTTAGTTATAGTAATGTCGCAGAACTCCGCCCATTCATCGTCATCCATTACATAACACAAGTCACCGATATAGTATTTACCTGCTGACATCATAATAACACTCCTTTATTTTTAAAACCAAATGGACATTTACTTTCTTTTTGATCTAGTATCTTTTTCCTAGTATTATAATTATTTAAAAAAGAAATATGCGTTTGTGTATGTGCAGACATCTTGTCATATTCTATTGTATCCACACAATGATTTCTAATTTCAACTTCTTTATCAACTAAAGGAATCATATGGACTATTGGTGTACCTGCTTTGATGTCTGCTTGCATATCTTCTTTTGCTAAAAACATATTAATATTTGAGGAATTTTGATATTTAAACTCTACAATACCTGGCATAGCCACAATTTTATTGTTTATATCATTCCAAGGACACCCCGTCCAATAAAACCTAACACCTGTTTTTTCTTTTAACAACCAAGGGCTTAGTATTTTAATATGTAGTTTATCATCAAAATGATTTCCAAATTGTTCTTTTTCATGCTGAATTATAGACAGTTTATCAGAATCAGAATTTACGTATGCCCACTCACCGCGATTATTTGTTCCTATAAGTAATTCAGACCACAAAGGAATAATAAATCCAGTTTTATATAGATCTATAAAACCCTGACATCTTTTTATTGTTGATACAGGTAGAACCATCCCATTGTCTAATTTTTGTCCATATTGGTTGGGCATTCTTTTCCACCAATCTGGCAGGTACTCCATTGCTGGGGCAATAGGAAATAATTCAAGAATACTAGAATGGCATGTAAATGAATCTAGAACAATTTTGGATTTTCTAAGGAAAAACATTATATGCCTAGTTGTTTTTGAATCACACGAACAATCTCTCTTCGCATACCCTCAGTCATCTCAGTATATGCCCATGCAGGCAAATATTCATCAAGACGATTCTCATCTAAAGGCTCAGGTTTAATTCCATTTGCAAATTCTACAAGCTGATCTAAAGTAAATGTCCAATCTGCGGGGGCATCTACTTTGGCACCAACACGTGATGCTAGTTTAACAATATCCATTCTATTCATTACGCTTCTCCTTCTTCTACAAGCATTAGTGGACCTTCAAGGATAATATCTGTATCATCATGTTCATATCCTAAATCCTCGAGACCTTCAAAGAAATTATAATCCCATGCTAATTGTATTTCATTTTGTTCTTCTTCAGAAATATTATCTGAAAATGTTATGTCATTATACCAACCATCGTCGCAATATTCCATTTCCCAATCGTAACGATTATCGCCGAAAACGTTATACTCACCCTGCTCATCATCTAATACAATATCAGGTTTTGTCTCTGATATACAAGTAAACTTACCCCAACGATATCCTTGATGGATTACAATCTTCTTATCGTCTTTAGAGTAATACATTTCCTCCATTACAGATTTCTTATACTGTGTAGATAATGACCAAATTTTCTTTGCTTCTCTCATTTCAATTCAACTCCTGATTGTGCTGTGCTAGTCATTCTTCAACTCCGAAATGTTGTTTCATCTCACTAACAATTTGTGGTCTGGTGCAGTATTCTACACTACAATCAGATACGGTGTCAATACATTCTTTCACAATCAACTCGGCGAAATATTCGATAGATTCTTCATCTTTGTTTAAGAATCCAGCCTGTTCAGCAAGTTGTCTAATTCGTTCGTTCATTCTTCAACTCCGAAATGTCTTTTAATCTTTTCTACTGCAACATCCTGTCCTTCGACTAACCCTTTGCCAAACTCACTCATATCTTCGTAGGGCTCGTCTAAAACTGGCTCACAAACGTTGATACATTGCTGTATCAATAACTCGGCGAACTTTTCTACAAATTCTTTAGTAATCTTTATGTCCGAAATAGATCCATCGTTTGCTTTATCAAAAGCCTTTTCAGCAAGTTCTTTAATTCGTTCGTTCATAACCAACTTCCTTTTAAAACATATGGTTTTTTGCCCCGCTCACGCACATCTATTTGTCTATGCTTTAGTTTCAATTTCTTAGCATAGTATCTTGCACGACCTAAGTGAGGTGTGCATATGTAATTCATGCTCCACCTGCCATTAGCATCACTGCCATCAACCATTTTATACAAGCCAACATAATACTTCTTCTTTGAATAGCACAATTTCATGCTAAATCCTCATGTGCTACAACTGCGTAATCAATCTTAGATGCTACACCGTTGCTTGGTCTATAGACCATAATCTCACCATCCCATTGATCTTCGTCGAATAAAGGATCGCCGGGACCTACAGTCTTAAATTCTAGTAATCGATTTGTAAAGTGTGATCTAACAAAGAATGATTTTGGATATCTGCTAGCACCTGTAGTAGCCTTTAGTGCACTAAGAGGTATAAACAACTTCTTAGTTTTTGGAAAGTAACTACACTTGTCTAGTGGCACTGCCATTACAACTTCACTCATTAGAAACTCCTGCCTCTTCTTTAATCTTTTCCCAACGCTCAAGTACAACTTCTTCAACCCAAGTCTCAGGGATCTCAAGAATGTTTGCAATCTCCTCGATCATAAACTTAGTGTTGTCCAGCAAATCATTAATTTGCATATGTAAGTCTGCCATTTTGCTCATACTATATCCTTATACTAAATCAACTTGAACCTGATACTCTTTTACTTGCATCTTGTCATCGTATACACGATGAGTCGTTGCAAACCCGGTACTTGTAGGATGACCATTCTTCATACGTTCAATAGCTAACCAAACTGCTACACGCTGTTCGGTGAAAGGCATATTGACCATTTCTTTTACTGTTGTAAAGAAACCTACACCATTCAAAATAACTCTGAAGCGTTGATGATTGTTCACACCAGGAATAATCTGTTTCATTTTCATATTAAAACTCTTTCTTAGGAAAGCGTGCTGTAGGATCCGACATAGGTTTCATACCAGAATTAGATTTGCCTCGAGCGGATACTGGCTTAGGATTCTTGCGACCCTTGAGAACTTCTACAGTTCCACCTTTTGCGAAAAATTGGGCTAATGCGTCTTCTTGCATTTCGCGTGCTACAACCTTGGGGACTGCTGGGAGATCTTTAATTTCTTGCATTCTGTTTCCTTTCTGTTGCTAATATGTCTTATTATAACACCTAATGGAACATTAATCAAGTAATAACCATACATTCTGAAGGGTTAATGCGAGTTCAATGTTGGTGAGCACTCACCTATTAGGGTTCTTTCGAGTGCATGTGCAGGGACTTTGCCCCTTACAACGGCAAGTTGCTGAGCAACGAATGATTCCGCCCCGTAGGACCTTATAGCGTCGCATAACGCCCAGGACTTACCCTCAGTCAATGCCCTGCGTATGTGCTTTTGCACACGTGTTTTAAGGTCTTTCTGGCGAAAACCCTGTGTAACACCAATGTAGTAGTCACCTGTGACGCAGTTCGTCAGCATGTAGACTATATGCTTGCGGTCAGTTCGTTTTTTTCTTAACATGCTATTATTATATAGCCGTTTGGTCAGAAAGTCAAGAAAAACCCTCCAGAACGGAGGGTCTTAAAGGTAATAAAAAGGTTTTACCTTTTTTTCGTGTTTAAAATGAGTCTAGTTTGATTGTCCGGTGTAGCAAAACATCTTGCCCTATACTCAGTACCGCCAGATGCGATATCCTCAATTAAGGAAAAATGTATGAGTTTTTCTCTAATCATGTATCTTGCTAATTCCATTGCAAGTTTATCTTTTATGTAATTTTGGTAATCGGTAACAGAATTACTTTTAAATACTTCCTTTTCCATATGATTAGAAGTAAAACTAACAGTAATCATCTTGCCTTGTATTGCTGCATACTCATCGGCTTTTGCTTCTACATCAGAATCTTTAAAAGGTAGTATACTATGATCTTCAAATCTTGTTGTGTTTACCATTGCCATTATAAATCCAATCTATGAACGGTTCCAAACGAACCTTTAACAAAAACATTAAATGCAATACAGTGTCTTGTTTCTGTTGATAAATTTGATTCAACAGAATGTATCATTTGAGATGGAAACAAAACTATATCGCCAGATGAAGGGGACAACGCAGTAGAAGGTGAATTAAACATATTAGGTTCGTTATATTCAAATCTAATATTAGTGGGAAACAACTGATCCTTAACTGAATCGTTATGAAATACTATATTGCCAGATTCGCTATTTGTTTTCAAATATAAACAGCCAGAGAATATACTATTATCATGATAGTGTTTTCCTATACTATCTCTATAATGATGTTTATTATACCAAGAGTTAGTTATATAGAATTTAAAGTTATTTTTAATAGAGCAGATATCTCTAGCAAATGATTCTATTGCTCTTTCTACGACTACTTTAAGTTCTTTTAACTGAGGCATATTTAGTATATAAGTATCAACAGACGTATCCATATTGGTATCTCGTCTAAAAACTATTTGATCTGCTATATGAATATACTTCTCAGTATCCAATCCCGACTTATAATTTAGAATCGGCGTGGAAAATGCCGTCATCACCATATTTTGCATACTATTTTTCCACGTGTGGAATCCATCCTATCAATGCAATTAACCAAGGAAGACAACCGGGCTCGTTCCATGTCAATATAATCATGGCAAATGATAAAATTACAATAAGCCCAGCTATTAGTTTCATTTTACTTCTTTCAACTTAGGTTCTTTAGATTTGTCTATTTCAGGTTTAATTTTAGCAAGTTCCTCAGGCTCAGCAAAACGCATAGGTTGTAATGATTCCTTCGGGATAAACTCTACGAGTGTTACTTTTCTCCAATACTTACTAAATAGATTATTAAGTAGTATTGCTGTTAATGATAAAAAGATAACTCCAATACTAATCAATAATGATGCGATAGTAAAGGTTAGGTATGCGTCTAAATCCATTTTAGTTAATCCTTCGGTTAGGTTTTGAATCTGGTTTGCCATAAATTAATTTCTCATACTCTTTTAAAGTAATCTCTTTGTATTTGTATTCTGATACAGAATCAAGAGATGCTTCAAACTCCATCAAGGACTTAAGATTATATCCTCGTGCAGGGATTTTAAATTTAAATCCGTCATACATGACCACACTAATCTGATAGTAACCATTCTTAGCTATTGTCATGCTCTGCCAAACGATTTCTTGATGTTATCAATTACTCTTTGTATAGTACTTTGTGCAATAGCATGATCATATGTTGTAAGAGCGTGGGGCGCAGTATTGACAGCAGCAACAATGCACATACTTACTATTCGGTCAGTATATTCTTTTAGTTCGTCTTTAGGAACCCATTTACCACTAACATCTGTTTTAGCAGACGCTATTAGCTTTTCTATACAAACAGTATCGACTTTATTTTGTTTAAAATCAAAAGTGTTTTTAATTTTCTCAGTCATTTCATTAACTTCATTTCTAAATCTTCAAATCTTTTAACTATCTTATCTTGTTCGTGTCTTGGCATCTGAGATACTATATCTGTTAGTATTACTTGATATGCGCCTGCAGCATAGGATCCGTCGCCATACTTAGCAATGGATGTTTTATAAAATCTATTGAGTAATATCTCAATATCTATTTTTGGTATTGGAGGTCTAATCATAACATAAACTTCTTAAGTACTTGTTTAGCTAAAGGAAACTTCTTTGTGTTTTCCCACTCTGCGTCTGCTATTTCAAGAATAATTAGACGTTGCAGTGTGTCACATACATTTTGTTCTTCTTTGGTTAGTGTTTCATACCAATCAAAGAATTCATCTACAGTATCAAGCGACCACATTATGTCAAGCATCTCTACTTGTTCATATGTTAAACCTGTTAGTTTGACATCTTTCGGATTCATAGCGTTCCTTTAGGTTACGATGCTTTATTATAACACCTTTTGTATGTAGTGTCAAGCATTTTCTATTTAGTATAATTTGGTATTACTAGTGGCACAAATGGTAGTTTTTGGTTGATAAGTTTTTTATCAATTTTAAAATCTTTATTGGTTGTCCAATATTTAGCCTGCGTAACGATGTTACTTGATGCAACTACACATAGCTCATCTATAGATCTTTCTGCACTTATCATAGTATACCATTGGTCTTAAGATAACGATATAGTTTAACATAATAAGAAAAAGATGCAGGATATACATCAGGGTCAGGCAATTTCTCACCCCAGCGTTCCTGCATCTCAGAATAAAATTGAAGTACTTCTTCGTCGTTCATACTTCAACATACTTTAGAGCGAATCTATCGGCACGATCTTCGTAATTATCATAACCTCTTGGGTTACATACAATACGAGTAGAACCAAGCATATAATCAAAATCCTCATGGGTATGTCCGTGAGTCCACAACTTGATCTGAGGATTATCCAATATGAATGCAGATAGATCTGAACTATAGCCACCGTTCATGATTTCCTCATCTTTATAGCGAGGATGAGTCGATAGCTTAGATGGAGCATGATGTCCGACAACCACAAACTTAGTGTCGTGTTTGCCTTCAAGCATAACCTTTAGGTAACCAAGCATTTTCTTATGATCGTCTACAGCATCTTGAGGTGAGAATGTAGAAGCATATTCTTTGAATTCGAACCCATCCTCAACCAAAGAATTGATTTCACCAATCTTTTGTGAGATATACTTTCCATTCTCATCTCTCTTGTAGACTGGCACTTTCTTAGTAACCATGTGATTGCTGTTCTTCACGCAACGAAAATCATTCATCATACCTGTCATATGTCTTAGTGTCAAAGGATCTTCATTATTCATATCTGTCCACAAGGTGCCACCGATGAATGTAATGTCGTTAATAACTTTAGTCTCCTTGTCTAGCAAATACACATTGCTTAGCATATTAGACTCAAGCATTGATTGTAGTTTGTTTTTAGACTCGGCAAAGTCACCGTTGTAATGCTCATGGTTACCCATGATGTAAATTACATGTGGAAATTGAAATGAACAACGCTTGAAGAAATCTACAATGCGATTACTGCGCGCACCTTGAAGGATATTGTTGTTGTCTGGTCTGCTAATATCAGCAGCAACACAGATATCACCGCCAAGAATCAATACATCGGCGTTGTCTGTATTCTGTAAATTGATATCACCAAACTCAAGATGAATATCTGAACAAATTGCGATTTTCATATTTTTCCTAAAATTATATTATAACAGATTATGGTGGGGGTGTCAACCTTTTTCTAAACTCCCGATCTACATAGTATTGTATCAGGTTACGCTGAATCATAGTAATTAGATCGCCGTGGTCATTGTCTATAACAAACCGAACAGGGCACTTAGACCAAGTTCTATTCTTATTAAACTCTGCGAACCACTTTCGATGATCTTTATTCTTCGGATCAAACGTCACATAAGGTCTACCACATAATTCAAGTTTAGACATATTATTTAAAAAGTATTAAGGCCATTAAAACTGCTTGAGCAATAAATCCTATTCCAATTGTAATGATGTTTAAGGCATCTTTTAAAACTACTGCTCTCGCAAACAACAATACAAGTCCAGTCCACATAAACAGTACAACATCTATACTGGGTGTATGATCACTAAGACCTGTCAATAAAGCCAATAGAGATGGTAATGTAGCACAGTGTATTACTATTGCTGCTAACCATCCTAGGGTATCTGCAGATATAGTATGCAGATGTTCATTTAGAAAGTTTCTAATAGCATTTATGTTAAAGTATTTCAAGCTCTATCTCCGTAGAAAACATGTCGACCGATTTGTTCAATTTTAGGCTTATTCCAATTTGGTCTAACATAGTCCGCATGATAATATAATGCCTTGCTAAGAGACGGTAGTCTAAAATTTTCTAATAGAACTTTCTTTGCTACCAATTCACTTTCTTTCCATAATTCCTTTTGAATAGGCTTGACTGTATAAGTGTTTTCGCAATACCAACTAAATTGGCAAACTACTTTTTGGTATACTATATTCTTTTGATGTACTACACCACAAACACTATCAGCGAACTTGCCTGATTCTAAGCGATTCATTGTTACTTGAGCAACGCCAACTTTACCCTCAAAAGGTTCAGATGCCGCTTCCCAATAAATGTTTCGTGTTAGGCAATCTAGTTGCTTCAATTTATATGAAGCACTAACATAACTATCTTGCAATTGGTTATTACTCTCTTTTAGAGCGGTAAGTCTTGAGTCACAAACAAGTGTGACAATATAGGCTACTAGTAATAGACCAGATACTCTTAAGAACTTTTCTGTCCAATTGACAACCTTTTCAGTGTTGTCTTTTAAACTCAAATTCATATTTTTCTCCTTTTGGTTGATCCCACAAATACAAAGAAAAAGGGTGCTACAGGACTCTTTTTCTAGGGGGATTTCTTTATCACAGAACTAATTATATAACACTTGACTGTAGAAGTCAAGAAGACCTGGTCAGATGCCAGGTCTTTGCTTAATCAAATCGTTAAGCTGATAATTTTGGAATAGGCTGTGCTACCCATCTATTGTTTTCATCGTCCCACGCATGAACTACACCTTCAGATTCCGTAGTTGGAAGAACATCTGGATCGTGTTCAAACGGTGCTTTCCAAAAGCATGTTTCCTCATCCAACACCCATTTGCTATATGTCTTTGGTGGAATAAATGCATCGCGTCCTGCGTCGTAAGTATATCCAATTCCTGCATAGTTTTTACGTAAAGGTGTACCACCTAATTTATGTGCTCCACCTGAAGTGTTGTAGCTTGTTTGGATCCACTTGCTAGGATCGCCGACTGCGCCAGAATCAATAAAATCTTGCTCAGCCACAATAACTTGTGTTACAATGTTGTTTTCATCTATTTGTGCAAAATGTGACATTTTTTTCTCCTTGTTTAAACTTGCTCTTTGGCAAATGTATTAATTTTTATTTATAAGTTAGCTGTATTGGTATTTGGATAAAGTCTTGGGTTTCTTCCCCATATGATTCGTACTGCGCCAGGTCCACCTGCACCGCCTTTTTCTGCGCCATAAAGGTTTGCACCACCACCTCCACCACCACCGAAACCTCCACCATAACCTGCTGTTCCTGGATATGAGAGAGGACCACCAACATCATTCATACCGTTAATTCCTGTATTTCCTCCAGAACCTCCAGTACCACCGCCACCACCGTTCGTAGGTCCTGCAACTCCGGGAGGAGGATTTGTACCTAGCTGTCCGTTAGAGCCGGCTCCGTATAAATGGACACCGCCGCCGCCACCGCCGCCTGCACCGCCAGAACCATTGCCGTTGCCTAGTGAATTTCCTCCACCGCCACCGCCACCTGTACTTGATGTTCCAGCTGTTCCGCCAGCGCTACCGCCATTACCACCTGCACCTGAGTAACCGCCTGCGCCACCGCCGCCTCCTGCAGTATATCCCACAGGACCAGGATAACCTTGTCCTATTCCACCTGAACCACCATTGCCCCCGCCGTCTCCGACATACGTGCCGCCTGACCCGCCAGGAGCAGGTGAACTTGAACCAGTACCACCCCCTGCACCGCCTAATCCTGCTACAGTTGATGCATTAATAAAATATGATTGACCACCTGCATTGCCTGTTGCGACAGGTGCTATTCCAGGTGCTGCACCTCCTGCACCAACAACAACTGTGTAACTTTGCCCGCCTATTACGGGTATATTATTTTTATACCCCAAACCTCCTCCGCCAGCACCTCCGGAGTTTATATTTACTGCACCTGCACCACCACCACCTATAGCAACAGCACTAACCAATACTGTCGATGGTGGAGCAGTCCAAGTATAAACCCCTGCAGTGGTAAATTCAATTTGACCATCCGTCATATTTCCTGTTGGTCCTACACCAATTAAAACAGGTGCGATATTGCCAGAATTATGTCTGCGAATAGGATTATTATAGTTCTTAGAAGTGGCTCGGGTAACAGACATTAGTAAATCTCTGATCCAAATAAATTGAAAGCAACATTACCTTGAAAGCTAAATACTGTAACCACATCTGTAGCATCTAAGGTTATACCCATGGTAAGTCCAAGAGAATCATTCTGAGGTAAAGGTACTTCATATGATAAAAATTGTTTACTTGTCGGCCAAGCACCAGGAGTTGCATTTGCCTGCTTAACAGCTACTCTAAATGATACATTAGATGTTGATAAATTAGCAATATTCAATGTAGATATAACTGCACTATTACTTGTAGGTACGGCATATATATCAACGTATGTATTTGGTGCAGGTATTGCTTGTCCTAAAATTTTATACTTTGTTGGCATTTTATTTCCTTACATTCCTGCTAATAGGAATGGACTGATTGTAGATTCAACTGCAGGTACAGAACCAGCATTTGCAGTTAAAGTGTTATCGGTTTTTAACTCTATAGGTAAACCTGTATTAGTTGTTAATTGGGTTAAAACTATTTTTGTTGTCATAATAGATCTCTTTACGTTTATTTATACGGTTAGAATGTAATTGAACCTGGACTATAGAATGTGTATATAGTATTACCCGAAACTGTCGTTAGTGCCACGTTAGAACCAGTATATGTAGCAGTTAGGTTTGCACTTGTATGTGCAATAATAACTATGCCGGATCCGCCTGCCGATGCCGGACCACTATATCCAGATCCACCACCGCCACCGCCGCCACTATTAGTTGCACCTGGAGTACCTGCACCCGATGGTGAATTGCCCGCTACGCCGCCACCGCCAGCACCGCCAGCACCACCTGGACCACCGTGAACTCCACCGCCACCTCCACCTCCAAAGAAGACATTTGCGCCTGTTATAAAGGTTGGATATCCATCTCCGCCTTTGCCACCGACAGTTCCAGCTGTTCCGCTTGTACCTGCTTGGGTCGCACCTCCACCGCCGCCTGCTGCTCTACTAGCAGCAGTACCAACACCTTGGCCACCCGGATAACCTTGTCCCGGAGATCCTGAACCTACTCCTGGTGCATCACCAGGTGCACCTGAACCTGAACCGCCAGGCGTTCCATTTACACCTCCTGAACCGCCACCGCCACCACCTGTGGCAGTAAAACTAAGAGCTCCGCCTATTAGAGATGTTGGATTTCCTGATGAGCCTCTAGAAGGATCTGAGCCAACTGAAGCAGCACCCCCTCCGCCAACAGTAATTGAGTATGTAGTTGTATTTGCAACCGTAGCTGTTCCGTATAGAACACCCCCTGCACCGCCACCCGAACCTGCATTGTAACCTGATCCGCCACCACCCGCAACTACTAAATAATTTACTGATGTTGCAGGATATGCGGCTGCATTTGCTGCAGGTATAGGAGCACCAAATGTAATATTTGCAGATGATCTAATCTTATGGAATCTATAATCTCCGATTTCGTATGTGTCTGCTAAACCATATACAATACTAGAAACAATTGGATATTTCTTAGGATAACGAATTACTACTACACCTGAACCACCAGCTTGACCGTTCGCCGGACCTCCTGGGGGTTGAGACATACCTCCTCCGCCACCACCACCGAAATTTGCATCTCCGGCTGTACCATAAAAACCCAAAGGAGCCCCACCGATACCGCCTCCACCAAGACCTCCGGGTGTTCTACTTGGGCCAAAGCCTCCGCCTCCGCCTGCGTAAAATATTCCGTCTAACCAATTATAGCCGATACCGCCATTTCCGACAGATGTCATACCACCAACACCACCGCCACCACCGCCCCCTCTAGCGAGGCTATCAGATCCAGGATCCACACCGCCCGCAAATCCTTGTCCTGGATATGCATTTGCCATTGCTGCTGCTGCGGGATAGTTAAGATATGTATTTAATGCACAACCACCACCTGAACCGCCAGGAGATCCTATCTTACCCACATCTGAACCGCCTTGACCACCGCCTACGGCAGTAAATCCAAATGCAGTCGTATTCGCACCATTATATTGACCATTGGTACTTGGACCTGCAGAAGGGCTAGCACCCGCACCTATAATTATTGAGTATGTTACGTTAGGTACAAGTGTTACATTGGTAGCAATAACACCGCCCCCTCCGCCACCACCTCCAAATTGATAGCCACCAGAACCACCGCCTGCTACAATTAGAACATCAAATGTATATGGATCTCCTACAACAGATGCTTGCGTAACTTTACCAATAAATGGCAATGCTGTTGGAGGAGTAATAGTATTTGCGGTGTATCTTGCTACACCCTTTGTTACTCTTAAATCTGCTATGTAACCTGTAAATGGTGTTCCGCCAGTAATCTTATTTCCGATTGTTGTAGGTACACGGGGTAATCCGTAGTTGGTAGTAACTGCACTTGTATTTGATGACAGCCATCCATTAACATATGTTCTCCAATTCCCTAATAGAGTCTGTGAGCCACCTTCTCTCGATATTGCAATATGTATCCAAGTATTGGCATTTGCGTTTAATGCCGCATCTGTCATTATAACTGTTTCTTGACCACCATATTGTTTATGTACTAATCCACCAGAACTTGCTTTCTTAATGATGTTAAACGTATTAGCTTGCGGAGACTCTATGATAGTATATTCATTTGCAGTTGTTGTCTGCGGATACATCCAAAATTCAACAGTAAAATCTCCTGGCCCCAGAGCAAATGCGGGACTAAATGCAGGTAAAACAACAAGATTGGAAGTTACACCATCAAAGTATAAACTTGTTCTTGCAGGTTGAGAAATTTTTGTGATTGGTAATGGTTGATTCTGCGACACCAATGCCGTTCCTGCACCTGTAGTCAATGTGTAATTATTTACAGAGTTATCTTTACTAGAAGAAGAACTTTGACATGCTAACAAACTAGTCTCTGTTCCATATAATGCTGCAATATTTGCACTTGCAGATTGTATTGTGGATAATGGTTCGGTTGGTACAGTAAAGTTACCAGTATATACGCACGTACCTTTAACTACTCTTATATTACTGTATATAAAATTACCATAACTACCCCAAGTATCTGCATAATTTAAATTAAAGCCTGCAGATGAATCTGATGCGCTTGCACTATTGGTTGTTGTTGCATCAAGCTTACCATTATAATACCAATTTAATGTTGTACCTGTTCTCACAAGAGCCCAATGTTCCCATGCACCCGTAGAAGGGGTTGTGGTTGTTGGAAAGTTATTTTGTTGTGCTATTCTACCATTAATCTTTGTAGGATAACCACCGTCTCTGTATAGTTGCCAACCGTTATTACTATCTCCTCCCTTTTTACCCAATAAAGCTGCCGAAGAAGAAGTTGAAGAATATGGAACAGGGCAATATAGCCAGAATTCTATAGTAAAATCTCCTGTACCTAAATCTAATGCAGATGCAGTTGATGGGATCGCCAATCTAGAACTTGAATCCAAGAAGGTACTATAGTAACCATCTTTTGTAAATGGATAGAATGATTTTACTTTAGCGTCATATGCTAGTTCAATACCATTATTCATACTATAGTCGCCTATTGCTACTCTTTTATCCTGTATAAAAGCAGCATTTCTAGTAGACGATATAGGTGTTGTAGGTAAAATAAAACTATTGCCGTAAAGATTAGTTCTATCTATTCTTAAATCTGAGATATAACCCGTATATAGATTAGCGCCTGCAATTCTACCTGAACCTATATACATCGGCGTCACATCAAAATATGAATTTAAAAATGTTCCTGTTACTTCAAGGTTACCATTTAAAAATACTAATGCCTTATTAGTACTATCTCTAACGAATGCAAAATGATTCCAGGCGTTAAATTTTATAGGAGTAGGTGTAACAAGACCAACTGTTGCATTGGCTACGACCAAGTTGTTTGCTCTGCCTATTTGTACTTGCCAACCTGCATCTACAGCGCCCTTTGATACAATACTATGATTAGTTGTGACTACATTAGTTGGATAGAACCAACCTTGAATAGTAAAACTACCTTGCAATCTTAAGGCTGGGCTATCTGGTACAGTTATATAATCGCCTACACCATCAAAATAATAAGATCCACCAAATACGTTTGAACTATATCCTGCTGGTTTATTTGTATATGTATATTGGAAAGGATTAAATTCTGATATTTTCAAATCACCATTCCATTTTGTTCCTGTAGTTACACCTGTATAATCTAATGCACCACCCCTTGCATTATCTTTAAAGGTTGGTGCTGCACAAAGCAATACTTGTGTACCAGGAATATACGTCAAAGGTGATGTAGGTGGCGTAAATTGTTCTGTGTATAGACAATTATCTCTAACAACTCGGAAATTAGAAATATATCCTTTAAATACATCAGCTCCACTACCACCTATTTGATATGTACCTACAGTAAATGTATTATTTACAATAGCACTTCCTTGTCTTTCGCCATTTACCCACAGTGTAAGATTGTTTATAGAATCTCTTGTCATTGCAATATGATACCATATGCCGGGTCTAGGTACAAAGTTTGTTGAAACTAAATTGCCTGATCCATATTGATTGGGGTTAACACTTGTGCCATCGTAATACAATGTAAGAGCATTATTTGAATTCACACCAAATATTACACCTGTGCCTCCAAAGAATTTTTCCCAATGGAACCAACCTTCTATCGTAAATTTGCCTCTAAGATCTGTCCAGTCCGAGGTAGGCGTAGTTATTGTTATATTGTTTGTAGTTGAACCATTGAAATATATGCTATAAGATTGAGGTTTGATTATTGTGGAATCAAAGGGTGACCATTTACTTAAAATTACGTTAGCTCCGTATACTGTACTAGGGCTTCCGTTATTACTTACTACACTCTGTGTTGCACCTTCTCTGTAAGTATTTACATTATTAATATTTCTATTTTGTGTCCCCATCAATATTACAGGCGCAGTGTTTGCAAATGTTAATGTTGGATTTGTATTTGCTATAGGTACACTGCCATTATTAGTAGCATTGGCGATTGATACATTTGCAGGATTGTCGAACTGGGATTTACTATTTACTAATAATAATTTTGTATTTGCTAGTACTGCTGGGGGATACGTCGGAATAAATGTATTTGCATATAGACATGAATTTGCACCATATCCAATACGTACACCGGAGATTGTACCTGAAAAATAATTGTAGCCTCCTCCGTCGTAAATACCCACACCAACTCTTGTATATGGTGTTCCTGGCGTTGCTGTACCATAATTTAAAGTAAGAGACGGGGCATATGTCATGGTATTTGCCTGATACCCATTGATAAAGAATCTCATAGTATTGCCAGCATCTCTTGTCAATGCGACATGCGACCATTGATTCAATACTAAAGATTGTGATGTACTAAAAATAATATTTTGTGTGTTGTACGTACCCAAAGATCCCATAAGTTCAAGCTGACCTAAACTATTTAATCTAAATTCCCAACCATAATTATTTCCAGTGGACCAAACCCAATTATCTACTATATCTTTATAATTACCAAATGCTGTTGGTTTTACCCATGCTTCTATATTAAATTCGCCTGCGCCTATAAATCCATCACCCGGAGTAACATATTCTAAGTATTGATTACTTCCATTGAATGTTGCTCCATACCCCGGTAAATTGTATTGATTAAGTATTTGAGAAGGAGGGAATGGTACTGTGGGTAAAGGGAAACTACTGTTAGAATAAAGAGACTGTCTAACAACTCGCATGTTAGATATATAACCTTTAAAGGTATATATTGGAACAGCATTGTAATGCATAGCTCCCATTTGGAAATAATCAAAAGGTCCAGAATGTGCAGATGCAGGACTCCACGCTAAAGACGCTTCAAGGTTGCCGTTTAAATATATTCGAAGAGAATTACTTGTTCTTGTAAGAGCAACATGATACCATTTGTTTGCAGTTAATATTGTTGATCCTGCAATTTGTGCCCCCCAATTATAATCTTGAAATTTCAATACTCGAGGAGATAAATCGATATACAAATTTACAGCTGCCGTTCCTGTTGCTGCGCACCAATTAAATATTGTATGGTAATTATTTAATACAGTAGGATATACCCAGCATTCTGCAGTATAATCTCTATACGTCGAAATGTCTAGATCTGTTCCAGTTTGACTCCCTATGGTCGCAGCAATGGGTACGCGAATATAATCAATATCGCTTGTAGCTGTATTATGGAAATGATAACTCCAATTGGATCCAAAAGGATTGAATAATGTTTTATGTACATCTCCACTATAAGTAACATTACCTGTAGTCAAACTATCGTCCATGAACGATCTATTATTAACAGGTGTACTTGTCTGTAGTGTCAATAAATTTGTGCTAGGTATTGCTGTCAGTGGTTGTCTGCTAGGCGCAAATGCCGAAGTATATACCGCCGAACCCACTACAATTCTAAAGTTTGAAATATTTCCTACCCAATAGTATGGACTACCGCTATTGGAATAACCAATAGTATTGGTGCCTACGTAAGAAAAGTTTTGAGTAACAGTTGCGGTTGCGACACTAGTACCGTTAGTATATAATGTCATTGCTGTTCCATTGCGAACTACAGCTACATGTGTCCAAGCATTCAAAGGTAATGCGCTGCTACCGGTCAGATAGGTTGATATATCACCGCCGAATCTTATCGATCTAGAACTATCCATAAAAAGATATGGAGATGTATCTGCACTATTTCTAACACCCCAGATCCAGGCATTGACACTAGGTGTCGCCGTTGGATATAGCCACATTTCTATAGTAAAACTTCCAGAACCTAACGCAACATTATTTGTGAATGCTACATAATCAGAAGTACCATTAAAATATAAACTTCCCTCATTACCATTTAATGGTGCCCATGATTGTCCGTTAGCAGTATCATATGATAAAACAAAATCTTTTTCATATGGATTAAAATGTTTAATTCCAGGCGTGCCGTTTATAGTAATTGTATAATTGTTTGGTCCTCTGTCAATGAATCTGCTTGACATTGCTGCAGCAAAATATGTTCCAGCGACATATTGGTAAGGTTGTGTAGGAACTTTATATACTGTACCTAAAATTGGATTCGGATATAATGCATAACCCTTTGTTACGCGTATACCGCTGATATATCCATTAAAATACTCTGCGCTGCTATCTACATAGGTTCTACCGATTATAATAGTTGTACCTGCAGCAAATGTTGGAGTACTTCCTGTATAAGCATACCGTGTCCCATTGATGAACAGATTAGTTATACCTGATGTATGAACTAGTGAAATATTATTCCATTGTCCTGGGATTACGGCACCTGATCCCGATGATGCAAAACTACTAGCATTTCCTGCAACCCAGGCCTGACATTGATATGTATCCAAACGAATAGAAATTCCATCCGAACCTGTCGTATGTATTCCAAACATTCCTTGATTACCGCCAGTATATGCAATAGGGAATGCCCAGAACTCAATAGTAAAATCGCCAGTTAATTGATGAGCTGTGCTGCTAGCAACAGTCAAATAATCTGTAGTACCGTTGAAGTATATAGAATAATATCCTTCATTGAACGGATGAAAATTTGAGGGGCTTAGTGTTATGGATCCAGGCTTAACATCTATATTATTAACACTTGCGTCTGTTAGAACAGTATTAGTTCGATCGCCTGTTAATGATAAGGTAACATTTTTTGCATATACGTCTGTTGCGGACGCGCTAATGTTTTTGCCATAGCCACGTGAAGAACGATTTAATGATGGCATGGAAATCCTTTAAGCAAATCTCGATTGACTACCCAATACTGTGAATGTGGCATTTGATGTTTTAATAATAGTATAGTTATATATATCAACCGAGTTAGGATTGCCCGATGTAACAGGAATTGCATCCTGCCACTTAGGTACTACTGTTGTTCCATCTATTGTTATCGAGTTTGCATAATAACCTGTAGAACCATTAGTTACCATAACAACTGTAGAAATACTTTCATTATTAGCAAGTGCATTATTTAATGACGTAGAACTACTTGTTCTAAAGTTAAAGTTAAAATTTCCAGATGTAGCCGTATTAAAATAATAAACAGCAGATGTAGATAGATCTATATTTGCTGTTACATTACCTGCAGTACCCAAAGAAGTGCCTGATATTATAACTGCTTCTGCAGCATTAAACAGTTTTAGTGCTAATCCTGCAGTGTTACCTTGAAATATTTGTTTAGCAGTAGCTATATTTTCTACATTAAAACTAAATGTTGTTCCTTGAGATACGGTACCCCAAGATGCATTAGTACCATCAGTTGTTAGATATTTACCCGCATTACCAGATTGTGAAGGTAAACTAGCTCCCGAAGATGAAGAGCTAGTTGCTCCAGGGGTATAATCTGTCCAAGTAGGTGTAGTCCCGTTTACCGCAATATACTTGTAATACTTATTGGTAGTGGGATTATACCACTCGTCTCCAAGTGCCACATTGAATATTGGCTGACTTGTCGATACTAGATGAGCCATTCGGTTCTCCGATTAAGCCTGTGCTTCAGTCCAGCTGATACGAGTGTTAATGTTTCCTACAGGGGCCAATGCTGTTGCACAGATCGTAATCATATCTGGACCATCTGGGAACTTGTTCAAATATGTATTAGCTTGCCAAGATAAACCGCCAGACAGAATACTTGTACCAATATCTCTAACTAATGACATATCCTGTTGTGTCTGTCCTGCTGTAGATGTGAAGAATGAGAACATACTTTCACCACCTATGATTGGAGTTGCATTTGCATGCAAGCAATATTGTGCTAAACTAGAACCACCTACCGGACTCCAGAATCCTTGTGCAGGAGTTCCATTTAATACAACGTCAATACGATAAGGTGCTGTTGTTAGTACGTCCATTTGTCTAGGAACTAATTGCATACGATTATTGATTTCTCTTGCACCTAATAGACCAGTAAATCCATTATCCACACTAGGAGAAGCACGTAAACTAATCATAGCATAACGAGTATTAGGTATCAAGTTAATTAACGGACTGTTCTGACCGACGTTAAATATCAAAGATTTATCATCGTCGTATTTGCCATCCATAATTACCGATGAACCCCAGTGACTTATTGTTGCTGCAACTGTCGGTGAATATAGTGACACTTGAATCGGTACATTTGCCTGATACGTAAATGTATTCGCCGATGGTACACCACCGTTAACTGCTCTTGTACTAATGGTCAATACGTTCGCTGTCTTAGATGAATACGTTATATATTCAATAGCACCGTTAATACCTGTATTTGAAACAGCTACGGTTCCAGATGATGGGAATGATGATGCATCTAAAACGTTAATTGAAGTTGCTGCAGATGTTAAGGTAGATGTTAATATTGTATATGGAGCCTGTGTACTTGTCTCATATCTTGCTGGCAAGTTACCTGAGCGCATATATGCTTCAGTATTAACGTTGTTATTCATGATACGATGACAATAAATTACCTCACCTCTGTTATTCTTAAATCCAAATCTAACTGCACCTGCACCATACCATGTGAAGTCTGCATAGAACATTTGCATTCTTGTTAAATCTATATTATATAGACTTGCTCCTGTGCCATCACATCTATCAATATTCCATGTGCTTTGTGGATATTTGGCATCAATAGTCTTACTTAATAAACAGTTAGTTGCTGTAATTCCTCTGTAATCAGGAGAAATCCATAACTGTGTATCTGAGCTTATGGATACTACCAAATAACTTGTACCTCGGATAACAATTCTATCCCCTGGTGTTAATTGAGTACTAAACTTAGTACCTACACCGTTGATCAAAGCGGAGCCTTGTTGGACATTAACTGTGCCTGAGATTTGAGTTGTACTAGATCTCTTAACACAATATAACTGTTGACCATCAAATTCAAAGAAGAAACCGTTTTGTTCATCGAACATTCCTAGTCTATTTCTTGAACCATACCAACTATTAGGGCTAACTGTAATTGGGAAACCTGTTGCTGTTAGATTATTTGGTACTGAAGATATATTATATGTAAACTGTGTTTGAGAAAGCACACCTGTTACATTAAATGTACCATTATATTGAGAATCGTTTGCTCCACTAATAATGATATTTGCACCAACTCCTAAACCGTGAGGTACCTTGGAAGTTACTGTTGCGAATAATGCTGTAGTATTTGCAACAATAGTATCTACAACAATCGATGGTTTTAAGATAGAACCTGTACTAAATTGTACGCCCTTACCAGATTGATAACGGAAATATCTACGTGTTTGTCTGATAAATTGCGAATTGTGCCATGGAGTTTGGTTTGTAAATTGTACACCACCATCGAACGCTCTGTGCTGCACATAACCTGTGTGTCTGTTAAACAAATTATTTGTCCCGCTTGCGGACAATGTAGCAGTTTGACTTCCGCCACCTGAGAATAAGAAACCGTTAGCAGTAAATGTATTACTTGTAGGTGTTGTTGCAACAGACCAAACACCGTTCAAACCTGTGACGCTTGAAGTATTAAGAATCCATACGCCGTTTCCAGGAGTTAACATATGTGGGTTTACTGTGTTAACTACAATAGTATTCGCATTAACAACAATGTTGTTGACAACGATTGAAGAATTTGAATAGAATGAACCAGAGAACACATATGATTTTGTGCTATCAAACAATGTCCATTGAGGTATGCCTACTGTTCTATAAGTAAAGCTAGTATTGGATTGCAATGTTTCAATAACATACCAACCGTCTGCATTAGCTGTATCTAATGTACCTTGTACGAAAATAGGAGAACCCACATAAAGGTTAGGTGTAACTGTATCTGAGGTAGTAACTAATACAGAAGAATTACCTAGATATGAACCTGTAATATTAGATACAAGAATAGAACCTGTAGAGTTATAGAATGCTGTAGGTCTATTTCCAATTAAACCGATACTTTCCCATTTTGTTGGCTGAATACCATATTCAAAGTCAGTATCAATTAATGATTGAGGTTCCGAAACTCTCATCTTACCTACAGGATCAAGTTGAGTCTCTGCAGGTGTAATTTCGTGATATGTTTCTTCAACCAGAATAGCAAGCTTATCTGTACTGCTCATTGCAGTAGTATTATAATTTAATATAATAGTTGTCGTTTCTAACGTAGTGCCTTGCCCCGGTGCACCTGAGGAAGAGGCAGAGTTTGTATAGGATGTAGCTGTTAGGTTAGGATCACTAAAATTATAAATTACTTTGTTTTGTGTTACGTTAGTAATTAATAATAATTGCTCTCTACGAATGTTCTTACCATATACAACGATCGATCTTGCCGACGGTGTAAAGGTATATGCTTCTAATATTACGTGCTTTGCCATTTTGTTTTAATCTCCTAGAGCTATGCTACTTGTTGTGAAAGGGTAGCGTCTTTCTTGTTGTGTTGAACTTGCGTTGCGAAGTATAATCGAGCATGTTGAATTTACTTGAGGGGCAGTATAGAATAAAATTTGGTCCCCTACAATTCTAAATCCATTAAATGCATCATATGGTGTTATCCATGGCCATGTTCTTTGTACTACATATGGTGGAATAACTATGCCATTTAATGCAACGTCAAAGTCTTTTGAATCTGCTATTGTATTATTTATTACTGTAGAAAGGTTTGCAGTATTGATAGTCAAACCAAATACAGATGTTACACCGTCAAATAAAGGAGTAACATCGTCTAACACCCTTACAATATTATCAGGGATTGGCCAATCTCCACCTAACGATTTCTGAAAGGTATCATTAAGTGAAAAAACGCCTCTGTTTGTTGTTAACATTTCTTACCTTTATGGATAATACGTAAATCCGCCAGCAACGGTTGGGTATCTAAACATAACAATTCCTGAGCCACCTGCACCACCGTCACCGCCTTGAGCAACACCGCCAGGTGAACCGCCTGAACCACCACCACCGCCAGTATTTACGTTACCTGCAAATCCATTATAACCACCCTTACCGTTTACGACGGAGCCATACCACGATGACTGAGATCCTGGGGAACCTGTAACAGCATAATATGGCATGGATGCACCGCCTCCGCCTGCACCGCCTTCAGAGTCTCTTGTTTGTGGACCAGGATAAGGTTTACTATTATAACCGCCGCCTCCGCCTGCAAAATATCTAAGAGTAGGATCTGGTCCAGGAGTTCCCAATGAAGGATGAACTGCTATACCTGCACCGATACCACCTGCACCTAAGTATACGCCAGGATGTGATGGGTTTGGAGTTGTAACCCCAGAGCCACCTGCACCACCGCCACCGCCACCAGGATCAGATGAGCCAGGCCATCCATTAAATCCTGCTATACCTATACCAGGACTTCCGTTAGCTCCATAACCCGCATATCCCGAACCTGTACTACCATTTGTACCAGCCCATTGCGAACCATGTGCTGTAATTTGATATGGTAAAGCAGTACTTGTTATATAACTAGGGTTTCCTGGAGTAGCACCAGTACCAGCATAATTACCACTTTCAATAGCACCGGATCCGCCACCGCCTATAGTTGCAGAGAAGGTATTGCCTGTATATACTTTCGCATTACCAGACATAAAGCCACCGCCACCTGCACCCCCTATGCCAAAATAACCTGCGTTAATGTAACCGCCACCTGCACCACCACCAACTACAAAGTAATCTAGGGTTTTACCACCAGGAGACGCCGATGTGATTGTTAGTGTTCCTGGTCCTGGGAATGCATGTGTATTAAAGGTTGCAGATGTTAATAATGTTCCTCCCGAAGCAACAATCGGTGCTGCAACTACCATAACGTTAGGAGTGACAAATTTAATATTACCTGTTACGCTATTTTCTCTAAGTTGTAATTTAAAATTTCTTGGTTCAGCAGTAACTGAACCAACTCTAAATGTCAATGTATACACATTAGAATTACCTACAGGAGTAAATGATCCAGTATTTGCACTGGTCATTTCTGAATTCAACAGATTACCTATAGTAGAATAGTATACAGGAATATTGTTTGCGTTGAGTGTAGATACTGCCCATTGTACGATACCGTTGTCTTGTAAGATCGTAGTATTTGCAATAACTTGATTAACTGTAAATGTCTTGGATACGTCTAATATTTCTACCAAACCATTTGCCATTGAAGCATTTGTTTGATATATTAAATTTCCTGTTTGTGTACGAGAATGAATATTCAATCCAAACTTTTCACCTTCTTCTGTTAAAGGTGATAAATCTGGATTAATACTTAATGTGATAGTACCAACATTACCTACGATGTTAACTGCACCTGTATTGCCTCCCAAGAAATCTGAGACATCTACATTACCTGTAGCCCCGTATACGTCGTAATATAAAGTGGTAGGTGTATTTACGTTTGCAGTTACTACAGTATAAGTAACTAAATTACCTTCTGCAACTTGATTTATGTTCGCAGTAACACTAACAATTCTCGATCTATCGGGTATCAATGTTCCGGTTGTTACACCAATTACAGGACCGTCAACACTATTTTTTCTTAATTTAACATAGAAGGTTTTATTGCCTTCAAGATAATATGGTACAGCAACTAATCCGACGTTTGCTTTACCCCCGGTAACAACAACCGTACCGCTTAAACTGTTAGATGCAAAATTTGTTGCGTATAAAGTCATTTTTATTCTTCCAATGTCCAATACAATGTAGTACCTTCAGTAATACTTGTGTCAAATACGAAATACATTTGTTTATTAAATTCTGTACTAGTTACAGTAGATAGTAATGTAGTAGATTCTGTTTGTCTGTAGGATGAGAATACAGAAACGCCATTATTTGATCCATACGGACTAACATAACTTGCGTATAATTTATCACCCAATTGAATTAGTTTAGAACGGTCAATAATTTCAACCGTAGAATTTGCAGGTATGGGTAAATTATATGTATAATAGGCTCTTGGCTGAGAATTTGCCCAACCCACATAAGATGTAAATGTTACAGGGTCACTTGTAATATTTACGACCTTGATACTTTCAAAAAGTAAAGATGATGTGCCTGTATCTACAATTTGTATATTAGTATTACTTGTGGGTATAGTTACTCCGCTACCAATATATCCCTGATCGTCGTATATACCTTCATATGTGAATATAGCACTTAAAATTGAATTATTTGGCGTCAATGAACTATTAAATCCCTGAATATAGATTATATCGCCAGGTGAAAGTATTTGAGGTTTCTGTATCATTTCTACAGATTGTCCTACAGGCAATTGTATCAGGTTAGCCATAACTGCAGCATTACCGGATGCATATCCTACATTACTATAAAAATATGCTTTATTTCCAGATATATTCGTTACATGCATAGAGCGCAAAATATATCTACTATTCTGACTACCACCCGCCAATACGATAGTTGGGGTAAGGTTAGCACCTATAGTATAGTATTGAGTGCCGTCAATATATGTATTAAAGTTCTCAGAACTAATCTTAGATGAGATTGTTCCAGAAGCAGTATTATATACAATACCTTTTCCGGCCTTGACCAATGTGCTCAAGTCTTTAATTTGTGGGCTATTTATTAAACGCATTTCGATTTTTCTGTTATACTTATATTTATATTAATTCAAATCTTTGTTCTTGATAGAAAACACGGCATTTTTGTCTATTTCTATCGAATTTTTCATGTTTCTATACCTTGTTTTCTTCTTATCTCTTTGCATCATTGAATTAGCACCAATCACTAATAAAATAGCTAATGGATCAAATACTACAATAATTAGTATAATCATCCAGGATACTGCTTTCTCCAGTATACTAGCATCTGTTGCTCCATACATAAATGCTGCAATATACTTTATAGGACCTACTTCTGCTTCAACCTTGCGCATTTCCGCTGCTATAGGAGCTCGTTCCTCATTGAGGCTAGTAATTTTTTTCTGTTCGGCTTCAATATCAGCGATAAGCCTAGTACGCTCTTTGCTCTGTCCTCTACGTATTGCCACTGCTTTGTCGGCACCTTTTTCATCTGTACTTCTGCCCATAACTTGATCCACTGCGTCATCAAGTTGTTTAATTGCCTTGCGGTCAGATTCGATGTTTTCACGAGATATTTTGATTTTTTCATCATATATTGCCACCTTTGCCAGGACATCGCCCGATACTAAATTTTGATCGCTATGAGCTTTGGATAAAAATCCAAATATACCCATAGACGTGAGTAATGATAAAACTATAACACTAATAATGAAATACGTTCTCATCAATACATTTATAGAATCCCATTGTCTATATACATAAGATGCTGTTACAAGTTTGCCGACTTCAAGTGCGGCACCCATTATAAAAATAGGTAGAGGACTAGCAGAAAATATGTAGGTCAATCCTATGATTGAAAAATAACCTGCTATTCCAGATATGACCAATGCTGTTAGTAATAATATAATTGGAAAAATCATAATCCGTATCTCGATCTATTTTATCTGATCCACATCCATATAGTATTTGGATTAGCAGGATCCATTGAAACAGAACCACTTATACCTCCGGATATCCAAGGTGCAGGATTCCATCCTCCGTTTACAGACATGGGAGTTCCCCACCATGAACCATTGTCATTGCGTGTTGTAGTAAAGATTGCATTACCTACAAAAGGATAACCTGGAGCATCCGCTCTATTAGCATACCAAGGCATTCTGTGTTCTATGCCGTTGTCGTCATAGTTCCAAGTTGCACTATCAGAAGCAGTACCTGCTCCGAATCTAGTTATTTCTGCAATATTTTGATGAAATCCGTCGGGTCCATATACTGGATCTGTACCAAAGTAATTAGGATTGGCATCATAGCTTGCTTGATCTACTTGATCTAAAAAGCTGTAATAACCATTGGATGTCCATATGCCACCGTTGCGACCACGATCATATGCTTCTAACATATAATCAAATCCTGCCGAGGCTCTCTTAATATAATCAGACCAACCAATTATACTATAGTTATATGTGCCGTCGGTTAAAACATTTCCGCCGGTATTTAATGTTGTAGGAACAGATGTCTGATTACGCAATAGACAATTTGTGAAACTCCAATCATTGTATACATTTTGCATTACTAAAGTCCAACCGCCGCCGTCTGTGGTCATATCACAATAGACTCGGAAAGGTGCACCCCCATTTATATTAGAGTTCTTAATCCAATACAATCCATCTGTGCTTGAAGGATAATCTTGTTTAATTTGATATGCGCTTGAAGATGCGTTGCTGGAAGACAATCCGTTAGGCTTGGCTAGCGGTCCTGCCTGTAACTTCATTCCCCCTCGTTGTTTCATGCCTGTTATTATCATATTTTTATATGTGTCCTATGTACTCTACATTGTATTTGACCATTATAATAACCATCGGTTTCTAATACTCTGCGATCCATTTGTTCTCTTGCTTCAAGATAATTACAAGATCCTTTGTTAGGACAAATATGTAATATCTCTCTTATAAATTTATCTACGCCCAAGGTTTCTACATCTTTTTTAACTTCATCGGATGAAGACCAATAGTCTCTCCAATCAGATTCAACCTTGATACGTTTCTTTTTACCTTTAACTTGTTTAGTTTTTCTAAACCAAAAAAGTTTCTTTCCTATATACTTTCGTCCAGTAACAGTATTTGTAATCAAATACACATAACCATAAGCATCTTCTGGAACTATTTCTAACGGAGAATTATTATATAACCACATAAAATACCAATTCTAAATTAGTATTTATTGGTCTACAATCTCCCAAATATCTCCATCCTCAACAAATTTTTCGTGTTCATCGCGCGGGGGAAGTAGAAAGTAATCATCGGGATCTGTCATAACATCCTCGAGTCTTTCTGTTGCAAGCCCATTCCCCATGGTGCCTGTCTTTATAAGCATTCTTGTTTGTATAGATTTTTTATATCTATGTTCTTCTGACTCATCTCGAGCCATGTATTCTTTTTGCTTCTCCGAGAATACTTGTTTTTGTTCCTCAGACCATTGTCTTGAATTGGCACAGGCCCGACAACAATATGTGCCAGGCTTACTGTGCTGTGTTCCACATTTAGGACAAGTCTTCGTCTTCGTTGTCGAGGTCTTCGTATTGCTCATCTATTTGATCTTCATCTATAGTGGCACCGCAGAATGGACAAAACTCTACATTATAATGATGCTCATCTAAGTCGTGCTTTATCTTGAAGACGGCACTACATTCGACGCATTCATGGTGTTTATTTTTTGCCATGTATCGATTCCTCTCTTCTTTGCTTCTGCTTCAAATACTCTTGTTCTTAAATCGGATGAACTAAAGTAATGGTCTCTTTTGTTGAAATAAATTTCAATCTTTCTCTTTTCACATATAACCTTGCCCGTGAATTCTGTGTCTCTATATTCTTCACCCATAATACGAACATCAATAGGCAAGGACATAAAGATATCCTCGAGCTCTTTTTCTGTAGAATAAACAATAATTTCATCTACATGCTTACAAGCTGATACTTGTATTTGTCGTTCAATGATAGATTGAACGGGTTTATTCTTTGTTGTTCTATCCAATGTAGGATCTGTTTGTATTGCTGCAATTAAATAATCGCATTGTCTTTTCGCTTCTTCAAGCATTATAACATGACCAGCATGAAATAAATCAAAAGTACTGCAAGTAATTCCTATACGTTTCTTAATCATATTTTCTCCACTTCAATTTTACATTGATTTAAAAATCTTATACCATCAGTATTTCTGTACTGATTTCTATAGAATACTTTATTTATACCTGCGGTATGAATCATTTTAGCACAGGCAAAGCAAGGTGCGTGAGTAATATACATCGTCGCACCTTCCCCAGATTCGGATGATCTTGCTAATTTGCCTATGGCATTTGCCTCAGCATGTATCACTTCATCCTTTGTCAATAGATCAATAGTAACACCATTATATTTTTCGCCACCTTGATCTACATAATATTCAAATTCGTTTCTAACTTCTAACTCACAGTTGTTATCCCAACCTGCAGGCGTACCGTTATACCCTATAGATATAACTCTATTATCTTTAGTTATAATAGCACCAACCTTTAGGCGCCTTGCATAAGACAACTCCGAGTACGCCTCGGCAACTTTCATATGTGCATAATCTATTCTATTCATTTCCAACTTACCATTTTAAATCTTTCTTTAGGAATACCAAAGTAATTACATTTCCAATCGCTTTGAGCAAAGAAATCTAGATTATGCCATTGATCCTTGTTTTTTAATATTTGTATTCCTGCATCTTGCCAATCAATAGTTAATAATTTTTCCTCAATTATAATTTTTATGTTATTAATTTCTTCATAGTTAAAACTATCCCATTCCCAATGCAATATCTCAAAACAATTGCCTTCTCTATCAACATAATCCATTGAGAAGTCTAATCCCCATTTTGGTCTTAAGGATATAATTTTATGTATCAAGGGTAATTTTTTAGACCAATAGTTTAATTCCTTAAGAGCATCTCCAGTATAAGCTTTTCTTTCAAATAATAAACTGTGGTTTAATACCGAACCCTCTACCTCTAAATCTTGAGTAAACCAATCCTCTTTCAATGCTGATCTATGTTCTCTATGTTTTTTAGATTTGTGTCTATTACTATAAGCATAATGTTTTTCTAATTCTGTTAAATCAAAACCATTCTGATCAAACAATGCAACATCTTCGAAGGTAGGCTCAAATAGAATTTTTTCTATAGGAACAGACCAATACCCATTAGGATTGAATTGATTGTCGGTTAACAGAACTTTCATTATTCCTCAGGTCCCCATTTACCTTTAGGGCATGCTTGCCCTCTTAGCATTGTCTTTCCCCATATGGCACAACCACAAACTTCACAACCCTTTATCCCTACCCAAGTAGTTAGATGTTCGCAATCATCACATATTTTTCTTCGTCTATCTAAAAAAGATATTACTTTTGTGTTTGTATCGCTATCCATTTTTTACACCAATAATTAGGTTTCACTTTTGCATTAAATAGTTTACAATTTTTTGTACCTGGAACATAGTAATTACAATTTGCACAGTTTTGTTTACTGTTACCTAATTCATAGTAAGCAGGTAAAGATTTAGGAATAGGTGTACCGTCAGGGTATTGTCTTTCCACCCCACTCGGATACTTCTTTTCTAATTCTTTTTTAACGTCTTTAAATTTTTTCATGCTGCCTTTCCCCATACCTCATGCCAATCTCCAGATAAAGCACCCTTGGCATAATCTGTTGCTCTGTTCTCAAAGAAATTAGTGTGTGTTGGAGCATTAATCATTTCTTCAACCCATGGAAGAGGATTCTTTTTACGCTTGAAGATGCCTTTTAGACCAAGGCTAATTAAGCGTCTATCAGCAATATAACGAATATATTCTTTTACATCATTTTCTGTTAACCCTTCGATTGCCCCAGTCCTGAAAGAAAGTTCAATAAACCTGTCTTCCAAGCCAACCATGCTCTCTGCAATAGAGTAGATTTTTCCTTTGAGTTCGTCATTCCATATTTCCTTATTTTCTTCGATATAAGTACGGAATAATTTAATCATACCCTCGGCATGCTGTGTTTCATCCACAATAGACCAAGTAACAATTTGTCCCATACCTCTCATCTTGCCCATGCGAGGGAAGTTAAGTAACATAATAAAGGAACTGAATAGTTGCATACCTTCAGTAAATGCGCTGAATACAGCAATATGCTCTGCAGTTGAAGCAATCGTACCATTCTTAGATGAAATATCAAGAACAAAGTCATGCTTGTCTTTCATTTCCTGATACTCAAGAAATTGATTATATGTAGTATCAGGTAATCCAAGAGTCTCAATTAAATGAGAATATGCCGCAATGTGTAATGCTTCACGGGCGGCAAAGCCCATTAACATCATTCTTATCTCAGGTTGCGGAAAGTAAGGTAGATAATTTTTGACATATCCACCAGCAACATCAACATCTCCTTGAGTAAAGAATCTGAAGATGTGGGTAAGGAATTGTTTTTCTTCATTTGTTAGTTTCTTTTTCCAATCTTTTACATCTTCATGCATTGGCACTTCGGTGTGTAACCAATGACTTTGTTCATGCTTTAACCATGCATCATATGCCCAAGGGTAATTGAATGGTTTAAAAGAATTGCGGTCATCCGTTAATCTTGTCTTTTTCATTTATTTGTTTTTCTTTCTATAATCTTCTATTGCTGCCTTGATGGCATCTTCTGCTAATATTGAACAATGTATTTTTACGGGTGGGAGAGCAAGCTCTTCAGCAATCTGGCTATTACGTATGGATCCTGCTTCCTCAAGAGTTCTACCTTTGACCCATTCTGTAATGAGGCTACTACTTGCAATGGCCGACCCACAACCGTAGGTTTTGAACCTTGCGTCTTTGATGATTCCATTTTCTACCTTTATTTGAAGTTTCATAACGTCTCCACATGCGGGAGCGCCTACCATACCTGTGCCTACAGTATCGTCTATTTCAAATTTACCTACATTACGGGGATTTTCGTAATGGTCAACAACCTTATCCGAATACGCCATATTACATTCGTATTAGTACTTCTTGATATGCACCATTTACTAACATTAATTGTTTACGATAAGCAATGCCGTCTATGTAAACAATATCATTAGGCTGTTGCATTACTACAGGAGGTTGTTGAATGATAACAGGCGGTTGCTGTACTACAACAGGAGGTCTAGTTGCAGCATAAACTACTACACCGCCTATTACTGCAGGTGCTACCCAACCCCATCCGCCGCCACCATATCGGTGATTGTGATGAGGATACTGAGCATTCGCTGTTAGCGATAAAAATACCAATGTTGCTACTAATAGTTTTTTCATTAGTTGTTTCCTTTGACTACATTGTGATTAGTTTTATTTTTATCTTGGCAATCAGAGCATTCGCACTTGTTGCAAGAGCAGGGAGAGGATGGGCAGGAGCCTTGACAATGTGCATCATGCCCACATCGTTGACAAGTATATCTGACGTATCGTTCGTGTAAAAATGGTGTTGGCATATTTTCTCCTACCAATGTCTAATAACGCCTGCTATAATAAAGCAATTGGTTATTATATATGAGGCTATAATGATTGTTCGTATAATTGCTACTTTGTCTGCGATTTTTTCATCCTTAGACGCTTTTTCTCCAAGCGCCTTTGCCCAAAGTTTCCACATTTAACCCTCGCATGCTAAGCAAGTATCTCCTTCGATCATTGCCTTCATATCTAATTCTTTAATAACTTCTCTTTCGATTCTCTTAGAAACTTTATCAGCCTTACCGATTTTTTCAGAGCGGCAATAGTAAAGGGTTTTCAATCCTTGCTTCCAAGCCATAAAATGCACAGCGTGTAGATATTTAATATTTGCATCTGGTCTAAAGAATAAATTAACGGATTGTGCTTGGTCAATATATTGCTGTCTATCGGCAGCATGTTGAATAACCCAGCGTTGGTCAATTTCCATAGATGTTTTGAATACATCCTTCGTCCAATCATCCATCCAAGTTAGATGTTGCACTGAACCATCATTCGCAATAATTGAAGACCATATTTCTGCATACATTTCCTCACCCTTGGGTGTTAAAGGTGCTCCACTGGATGAAAGATAATTCATAATAACTTTATCAAGCCATTTATTTTTATTCAATGAAGAACCACTTAAAGTATCCTGTCTATAAGCATTTGCCCGTAACGGCTCAATGCTAGGAGAAGTATTCCCCATGATAATGGAAGAAGAAGCGTTAGGAGCAATAGCAAGCATATGAGAGAAACGGCGTCCAGTACCTGTCGCATCGGGCGCTTCGCCTCTTTCAGATCCGAGTTTGATGTTGGCATCGTCTAGTCCCTTTCGGATATGTTTAAAGATTTGATGATTTCTTCCCACTGCCATTGCGCTTTCCCATGGCACATTATTTTTCTGCAAATAAGCATGCCAGCCTAGAGCTCCAATACCAATGCTACGCTCATTGCGAGCAGAGTGAATAGCCCTGGAAATGGCACTAGGTGCATTATCAATAAAATACTGTAAAACGTTATCAAGCATTTCAGCAACATCACGAAGGAAGAGAGATTCAGATTTCCACTCATCAAAGTACTCCAAGTTTAAAGATGATAAACAACATACTGCAGTACGATCTTTATCTGTAGGTAAAATAATTTCAGAACATAAATTAGATTGCTTAATGCTCAAACCAAGTTTCTTTTGAAACTCAGGCATCGTTCTGTTACTTGTATCAATGAAATGTAAATAAGGTTCACCTGTTTGCATTCTCATTTCTAAAATGCGTTGCCATAATTCTCTAGCAGAAATAGTATCACGTACTTCTCCAGAATGAGGATCTTTTAATTCCCATGTATCATCTGCATCTTTATTCAACATACAATTTTCAACCAACTGCATAAAATCATCAGTGATATTAATACCGTGATGCAAATTAAGTGTCCTCATATTGGGATCACCCGTTGGTTTTCTCATCTCTAAAAAGATAAGGATATCGGGATGAGAGATATCAAGATAAGCAGCATAAGACCCCCTCCGCGTCCGCCCTTGTCTGTATGCCAAACTACTAGCATCATAAGTGCGAAGATGAGGCATAACGCCAACGCTTTTATCATCTGCAGATCTAATACCAATTCCAATTCCGACTCCTCCGCCCAGCATGCTGAGCCAATTTACTTCCGCGAGAGTATTGACCAGGCCTTCAGCACTGTCATCGAGATATGGTAAGAAACAAGAAATAGGCAACCCGCGCTTGCTACGACCAAAGCTAAGAATGGGAGTAGAATAAGAAAGCCAATGCTTAGACGAGTACTCGTAAAGTCTTTGTGAATGCTCCGCATTAGAGCCAAACGCTTTGGATACATAAGCGAACCTTTCTTGAGGGGATACCTCATCGTCTTTCATGTAACTCTCTTTTAATCTTTTAATACCTAATTCATCAAATAAACTATCTCTAGTATAATCGACATTAATCCCATGGACTACATCTTTAGTCATTCTTACTCCAATTTTTATTATTTTACTGATTCAAAAATATTTTTTTGTATTTGATACCATTCAACCCATGCATCTGTTTTAACTGCACAATCATAGTATGTAGTATAATTTATCGTTACTGTGTTAGCAACATCACTTAGCTTTGCGCTTTCTTTTAGTTCTTGCAATTGCGGACATTTCTGCATTGCATATCCAGGTGGTTCTGGAAATTTTGATGTGACAGGAACTGTCGTTGAACATCCTGCCAATATTAATAGAGATAATAAGTATTTCATTGTTTCGCTGCTTTATTGTGTATATCAATAAATTCTTTAGGTATTACACAAGTATTATCGTATTTAATTATTTCTCTATCTATATATTGTTTTATTACTTGTCTATTTCCTGCAAGTTGGGATGTTCTATTATTTATTTTTGCTTCCAACTTTTTATTTGCTTCTTTGCTCTGTTCCTCAGCTTTTGCAACTTTTGCTTCCATTTCTTTTACTCTAGCTACCCAGGCATCATTATCAAATATAGCTCCCTCAAAGAAAATACCTATCGCAAGTAAGGCAACCCCTGCATATCGCACAGGGATTTTATATTGTCTAACAAGGGGAATAAAACCTAGAAAAACACTAGAAAGTATTGCTAGAACGCCCAGTCCAACAATCCAATGAAATATAGCGTTAGGAAGAAAAGAAAGTATCCACATTTTTAATTACTCCGAGAGTAATATATATCTTTTCATAACTCTTTAGTCAGGGGAAATATCTCGGAAATAGCCTGTGCGCAAGCCTTAGCAACTTCAATATGTTCTTTTTGTGTGCCATTTTCTGACCTAAGTTGAATATAATGTATCCAACTACGAAGAGTTCCAGCCATATAAAGGCGACTTTCAATAAGTCCTTCGGGTAATACTACTCTCGCTTGCTCTTTCGCGATTCCGTTGGTAATAGCCCACATATACGCATCTTTAGACGCTTTAATAATTGTTTGCTGTTTTTCTTTCCATAGGCGATCTAATTCGCGATCTTCATGCTTACTAAAGTCTAATTCAATGGAATTTTGTCTATTTTGTTTGTCCTGTATACGAGCATCCCGTAATTCAAATTCTAAATCTTTTGTTGGATCGGCATATCGCTGACTATATTCTTGAAATGAGAATGATCTGTGTCTTAACATTTGTCTTGCAATATCTCTTGTAGTTACAATCTCAAGAGTAAGAGATACCATCTCTAAAGGAGACCAATGTTTATTTGCAATAAGGTATTTAATTAACTTCTCGGAAGTTTCCTTGTTGCTTTGATTAGATGGATTAGAAACTCTAGCACAAAATGCCACGAGTTCCGTCATATTTTCTGCGAAATACTCCGCAGGTTGAGAGTATGAGTGTAATCTAACTTGCATATTAATGTATTTGTATGTCTCTTTTAGTTTTTGGTCTTATGGATATACTAGCTGTTAATTTTTTAAAATCCTCATCTGAACCAACATATTCATTTGTTAATAAAAGTCTAGCTAAAATGATAGAACTTAGTATTAATGGTTCTATTTCATGTTTCTGAAGCATAGATGAAATAAAGTCATCTACATCATACGCCATTGATTCCATACCATTTTTCATAATCAATCCCACAATCCTTGATAATATTTACCAAACAATCTAAATCCATTTTGTATTCTAGCTTCGTAGACCTTCATGCCTTCCCAGTCTATCGTTTGCGTATGATTAGGACCTTCTTTCATTTGGTATAGCTTACCATACTTTTCACTTGGAACTTCAACATGTATATAATCAGCAACACCTGTATAAAATTGAGACTGCCAATCATCATCTAATTTAGATTGATGTGCAAAGATCATTTCATTCAATACATAATCCCAACGAGCAAAATGGTGACCATCAACATCATATTCATCCTTAGCAGGCGAAGTCCAAGATTGTAATTCTATTGGTACATCCTCATCATCGACATTCGGTGAACCGTGTTTTGTTTCTTTTAGTTGTTTGAGCATCGGCACAACAATACTAGACAGGGTATGATCCATAGACCAAGTATCCCAGTAATCAACTTTTACATATTCTACTCTTGGATGGATAAAGTCTAGAATATTTTGTAGTACTTTACTAAAGGGCTCTAGACGGTCTGCCCATTTTTCAACCCAAGGAGTGTCATAGGAAATATTTTCCCAATCTTTCCACCACAAAACTTTTTCAAGTATTTTGTATGGACTGAGCCAATGATGTCTATAGTTGTTTATGTAAACTTTCATTAGTAATCCTTTTTCTCGCCTTCCTTCGTAAAGAAAGCGTTCATTTTCATTTCTTTGTTCCAATTCTTTGCATAATCATTTTCATTATCGCAAAGTTCAAAAGCATCTTCTTCAGAGATAACTCGGTGGCTAACAATGGTCTCACCTAAGTGCTTCTGACTAAATTCTTTTGCATCATTCATTGTTACAGTATCAAGTGCCCAATCAGCTTTGCCTTTAGGTACTTCTATCATATAACGCTCACGGAATGTACTAATAGCCTCAACCATTACCCATTCTTTTTCTTGTGATATTTCTTTTTTGCGTAGTACCCAAGAACCATCTTTTTGATCTAGCCATTCTAAAGTATCGCCCACATCCCAGCCAGTCTCACTAAAGATTTCATCATCCAAAGGCAATACCAAGTCACCAGTATCAGGATCTGTAACTAATTTAACAACTGCAGATTTCATATTAACACCTTTTCCATTCTGTAAATTTCATCTTAGCTTCTAAACCTGAGAATACATTTTTTGCTATAACCTTTTTAGCATCAATACCATTCTCAACCATTTCATTTATGTCCTTCTCTTCGATGTTCTGAGGCCATATAACCACATTATAATGTCTATCTATGATCTTGTCAAGCACTCGGCAAACATCCTTATTTCTCGGCTGGTTATCCACAATCATAACCAATTTATCTTTCGGTAAATCCAAGGTTTCCATTTTACCGAAAGATGTTCCGCCAACTGCTATTGCATTTGGTAAAAACAAACTATCCAGCGGACCCTCAGTTACATAAATTGTTTTAGTTTTGTCAACCTCATTCATACCAAAAATTAAAGGATCTTCTTCCTTAATTTTAATAACCAAATATCTTAACGATTCTCCTCGCAACCCCCTACAAGTTACTCCTGATAACTGTCCGATATTATTATAAAAAGGAATAACTAATCTTGGTTCTTCCGTTGTTATTTTGTCTTTGTATTTATCAGATAGTTGGACGATATTCTTGATATTATCAATAAAATATAATCGTTTGAACATCTCCCTTGGAATTTTTCTACCTAAACAAAATTTTACAACTTCGTGGTCTTCGGGCAAAGTATCAACTCGATCCAATAGTTTATCTAATAGTGTTTCTTCTTTCTTTTCAAAAACTGGCTCTACCATTTTGAATTTGTTTTCAATCTTTTGATGAGGTTTGTTAAATGGTAAACCCTCATTGTATCGTTCCATTACATATTGATTGTACTGATAACCATCTAACTGCTTTAGGAATGAACCGAAATGCATAGACACACTGCAGTTATGACACTTATAAAATAGGTCATTCTTTTGAGGATAAAAGAATCCTCTTGCTTTATTCTTTTTGGTTTGTGAGTCTCCGCAGATGATACAACGACAATTATACAACCTTTCGCTCTTTTGTTTAAAAAGAGGAAGCCGACTGCTTATAAGTTTTAAGTATTTAAGATCAGTAAATAATGACAAAGAAGACTCCTTACGAGCCTCAATTATAATATAATTTGACTAAGGAGTCAAGTGTTTAGAACAACTTGTCCAATTTGATGTGAGCCAATACGTAGCCCGCAGCAATAGCACCACCCATTACCATCCAACGCCATTTTTCGATTGAAGCCATTTTATCTGCAATCGCTTTATGTTGTTCTGTACTAGATCTGGTTTGCTCATCTAGTTTTTCCATAACTTTTTCGTGTTTGGTTTCAATATTGGTAATCATATCATCTCGCATTTCGCTGATGCGATGATGCAGTGTTGAGTAGTTAGAATCAATCTTACTCTCAAGTTTTTCCACAGTGCGGTTAATTCCCTTAACCTCTGTTTCTAATACTGTTATACGTTGTAGTTCTTCTTGATCAGACATTAGGTTTTCCTCTTGTGAACATTGCGTTTGACGCAGTCCATTTCTTTTGTGCTTTTCTACTCACAGGAACATCTTTACCAAGTCCAGCTATACCTGCAGTTGCCATTGCATTATTTGCTGCTACTGCTGGGGCTTCGCCTTCTTCTGAAAATTGTCTGAAGGTTAAAATTTTACTTTTGTCAAATGCTTCATTTACAATTCTAATTTCTTCAGTTAAATCTGAATCTAATTTATTTATAAATCTTTCTTCTAAATTGATAGATTCTTTATTGTTGTCATAGTCTTCTCTGACTAAAGCATATGCTGCAGCAAGAGAGGCAATCTTTTTATTTTCAATTGGCATCTTTTCTACAATACGTTTTAGTCTAAATACTAATCTGTGTAATAATGTATAAGCATCTCGTTCTTCTACGGTATGAAGATCTCTCATACTTTTAAGTTCTTTACCTCTGGCGTCAATGATGCCAAGACGAAATGCTTCCGTTTGATTGAACGGAGTAACAAGCATATGTAATATTCTATATGCGATTACTGAATCTACAAATTTTCCCATTTTAAATATTCTTTAAATTTTCTAAAATTGTTTGGTCTACAGGTATTTGATTGTCTAATATCTCTACACCCTCTGATACTATAACTTTCATTGGCATATAATTTAAAAATACAAGAAAGGTTTTTATCTGAGGCCAAAACTTTTCTTCTAGTTTAAAAAACAACATTTTAGTTGTTGCTTCTATACCAAATAAATTACCAAGTACAATTATATGATTTAAGATTAATCTCTCTTTTAATTCTTTACCAACATTATGTTTTCTTAATAATCTTTTTATGTATTTAAATCTTTTAAGGTCATCAAGAAACTCATCCATTCCATTACATGATGGATTATCATAATTTTTTATGGCGTACATTATGAAATTATCTTCAGTCAATTCAGTTATCATTTTATTGTAAGGATATTACTCCGTTTGTCATTGTTAATCCGCCTGAAATACTATGTGCTACAGGGTTACTAAATGGATTGAATAAAAATCTATTCTTTGTACTACAAGTATCGTTATAGTCTGTGTAGTTAGCTATCGATCCTGTATTATATATAACACCTGAAACGGATGCCACATTTGTTAACCAATGTTTAACCATTGCAGGAGTAGCACCAGGATTGGTTTGTAAAAATAGTGCAGCTAAACCACACACCTGGGGACTTGCCTGCGATGTTCCGGATAAAACCATCTGTTTAAATGTTGCATTGTTATTGTAAGTTACATTACCAAATTTATTAATATTGCTAGTGCAACTTGTTATATTTGCACCCGGTGCATATATGTCTACGCCATTACCAGAACAACTAAAGTTTGCTTTTTGATCTAAAGATGCAGAACGAACTGAAGAATCAATACAACCTACTTTAATAGATTTATCATAGAACGGACTGGAACCTTGCATATAATAAAAAGAAGATCCGCTGGTCACTAAAGAATTATTCCAATCAGGCCCTGTTGATTCATCTATTCTTGCATAATGATTGCCTGCTGCAGAAATATAAGTTACGCCTTCATCGACTAACTCTTGAACATCTACGTCCACAGTACCTACTCTGCTAGATACAGTATAGGTTCCTATATCTGGTCCTGCAACGATTGTACCAACAGGCATCAGCCCAAATTGCCATTTGTTTATGTAACCATTTATTCCAGAACCTGAGTATGTATTTCCCCTGTATGTCATACTTGTTATTGTCGAATTCGCAATTGAACCAGTATAACCCCAACTTGCATTAACTACTGTTGGTCTTTTTACGCCAGTCACAGGATCTATAGGCTTATTTCTGTGCCATAACTTTATTACGTCGAAGCAATCTGAAATGGCAATACCTGTACCAGAATCCCCTGAACCTTCTAATCCAGAAACTTTTACAGAATAAACATTTGCATTTTTTGCCCAACCATATGTTACACCTGTAACTATTCCTGCAACATGGGTACCATGACCATCATAATCTCTATAATGATTTGCGTTTTGGGATCCTCCCAATCCACTAGCAGAATACCAATCTATTTGTTGTACTCTGCTAATACCTTGTTTATTTTTAAATTCAGGATGATTCCATTCTATACCACTATCCTGAATAACAACATCTACACCTGTTCCATCTAATAAGTAATCATAATTAGATGAAGGAGATGTTAAACTAGTACCGTAAATATTTGTAGGATTTGATACTCTTTTTAATCCCCAATTTACAGTTGATCCTGAAGTATTTGCACTTAAAGGTTTGTTGAAATTACCAGTAACAGTAACATAATGACCAATTTTAATATCGGTTCTTTGATCTGGGGGAATTTCTACGCAATAAACTCTAGGATCATTGTTTAGCAGTTGTGCTTCTTCGTCTGTTAGAGAATAGTGACAACTTCTTGTACTACCATCTCTATTGTTTATAATGCCAACTACTCTATCAGGAATATATTGCAAACCTTGCGTTTGCGATTCCATTTCATTCCAAAATGTATCGTAATCTACATCACGGTTTAAGGCGACGATGTATTCTTTTTCCATGGCATTAATGTAAGTCTACCCACATTCCACCAGCATAGCCTTGGAATTTATTTGTACTTGAGTTGTAAATTATTGTGCCGTTAGCCCAGCCTGTTACGTTGGCTTGTGCTGTTGTATATGAAGGTAATTGAACAATACCTGCAGTAACCTTGCCTGTTATACTTACGTTGCCGGGAACATGACTAAAAAGATTATTTAGTGTAATTTGTTTACTTGTAGCACCTTGTACTAAATATAACAAGTCCGCTAATTGTCCTGCTGATGCTGGAGGTAATTCTGATATTTTAAATTTTGCCATATTATGTTACCACGAAGTTAATGTAGCGCGCTTCCAAGTATTTGTAGCAACACATACATATATGTATCCTGAATCATATGTCATCTGTCCCGGATATCCCGTGGATGAACTTGTAGCAGGGGTATATTGTGTACCCATAAAGAATGTATTTGCATAAATTGCATTCCAATATGCAGATGTATTTCCTAAATTCTTAGTACCACCTGAAGGCAATATATTGCCGGATATAAAATCATATCCTCTAAATGCTGGCAATACGTTTGCAATAGTATTTGTTACAGGTATTGCTAATTCTCTAACCTGTATAACAACGTTTGCTGCAGGCGGAGTTGCAAAAATTAAATTATTATTAACTACACTATAATCCGAACCAGGAACTTGAGCAACACCATTTTCAAATACTAAAATATTATCTTGATTAAATCCTGCAGAAATACCAAACGTATTAGCAGATCCTGTTCCTAATAATGTTCTCGTATTGAAAATACTACCAGATCTACCAGAAATTGTTCTAATATCTAGATTGGCACCTACGGGAGGAGTAAATGCTAATGTTACTTTATTTGTTGCTAATGTGTACGCTGTAGATGATAAAGTATTGCCATTCAATACTACAGTTATAAAATCCTTGCTTGGAGGAGTCAATGATAAAGTATATGTAGTATTTGCTGTAGCAATAAAACTATCTACCTTAGAAGATATTGCTGCAGTTGTGCTAAGTGCAATATATTCTGTACCAAAGAATTTAACTTCAATATTTGCGCCTATCGGAGGACCGCTATCAAATGTAATATTTGTACCACTTACAGTATAGTCTGTTATTGGTATTTGTATAACACCTTCAATTGCTACAAGAATACGTTTAGGATCTGATACTGATATACCTAAAGAATATGTAGTATTTCCTGTTGAAACAATAGTTGTACTATCACTAACTAAAACGCTTGAATATGCATACGCGTTAATCTGACCATTTGCATAAAGAACTATGTTATCGCCTGCACTTAATGCAGATACTACTCTTGAATTTGTAAAGTATAAATTACCACTTGTTTCAATTACGTTAGCTGTGTATAATCTATTCCAAGTATTAGATGTTACAATATCTACCGTTAATGTATTAGCAGTAAATCCAGATGCAGTGATTGTGCCACCAGATAAAATATTACTTGTAGCATTGATGCCTCGTAATATTAAATTGTTAGCAAATATACTATCTGTTACATATAAATTGCCACCTGTTATGTATAGATTGCCTGTAACAGTAGCATTACTTAATGCAGCAATTACTCTTGCATTTGTAAAATATAAATTACCACTTGTCTCTATTACGTTAGCTGTTGTTAAGAATGGTTGTACTACAGTATTAACTCTTGCCGCAGTAAAATATAAGTTACCAGAAGATTCTAGTACATCTGCCGTATAAACTACCTGAGCCGTAGGCCAATCATTACCTACTTGTCTTAAGTAGGCTGTACGTGAATCTAATATGCCTCTGTTGATTATTGACATTATACTTTATCTTTTACTGTTACTTATTATTTATTATGCGAAAGGATAACGGATAATTACGACACCAGAACCACCGTTGCCGCCAGAGCCGCCACCTGAGGAACCGCCGCCACCACCACCGCCGGTGTATACAGTCCCTGCTCCTCCACTTGATCCACCACCATAACCACCTGGTCCACCGCCACCATAGCCACCTGATGAGGATGATGGGCCAGGATATGGACTTCCGCCACCACCGCCTCCGTATGCTACGTTTGCACCTGTTATGAATGATGATATTCCGGGACCGCCTGCTCCACCTGGCGTACCTGTTGCTCCAGGATTACCTGCACCGCCTGCACCACCTCCACCGCCTCCAACGCCATTAAATGCATTTGATTGTAATACAGAACCTCCAGCAAACCCTTGTCCTGGAACACCATTTCCATTTGTGGCATACGATGTTGCGGGTGAACCTCCACTTAATGCTCCCCCACCGCCACCTGAACCGCCAGGATTACCAGTATCCACATTCGGGAATGAGGGAGATGCACCTGCTGAACCACCCGCACCGCCGCCTACTGCAAGTAAAATATTTGGGAAATATACTAAGGTATTTGCGCCATTACTGCCCTTACCCGTACTTCCTGTACCACCTCCACCTACAGTAATAGTATAAGTATTTGCTGCAACGGATATATTACCACGTAAAATTCCTCCAGCACCGCCACCACCGCTACCTGTATAACCACTAGATGAACCTGCACCTCCACCTGCAACTATTAAATATTCTATATTAGGCGTTATTACACTAACATTAGTAATATTTAGTGTACCTGATGCATTAAATGTGTGTATTTTATAGCCACCAATTATACTTACATTACCACCTGTAGCTTGCGTATAGAATTGAGAATTTGGAATTATTACTATATTACTGCTAGAATTGGATATAAAACCTGTAGTTGAATCCTGTCTTATTTGTATATTAAATTGACTAATATTTGCTATATTTGTATTTGATTGTAGTGTAAATACATTACCTGTTGAATTTGCAATAAATGATCCTGTATTACCACCTATAAAGTTTGTAGTATCTACATTACCATTTGTTGAATAATATAATACTAATCCGTTTGCATTTGTAGTATTAACGGTAACTATTATATTGGATCCCGATGCAAATAAGTTTGCAGTAGTTGTTACACTATTAACAACAGGAGGTGCTACGTATGGATAACGGATTAGAACAATACCGGAACCACCAATACCGCTTGTTCCTGGAGGTGCTGATGACAGACCAGAATTACCTACACCACCGCCACCCCCTCCAGTATTAATTAATGCATTGGCACCCGACTCTGGAGCAGTTGGATTGGATAATGTGCCTTGTCCTGCTGCAGATGTTGGATAACCTGAATTTGAGCCGCCAGCACCACCACCGCCGGAACCACCACCTAGTAAATATGCAGTCCCTGTAGGTGAACCGCCACCACCTCCACCGCCGGCAAAATATCTACCGGGAGCAGGTCCAGGTGTACCATATGCAGGAGGTGCCCAAGAAATAGATAATCCGTTTCCGCCTGCTATTGTACTTGTAGGAGGTGAACCTGCAGGATCAGAAGGATTCCAATGTCCTTGTTCACCTGCACCTCCACCGCCACCCGCCATAGAAGGATTTGGAACTCCTCCATATGTTACAGGAGAATTGATACCACCGGGATATCCTTGCCCCGGAGTTCCTGGACCTGCGGCGCCAGCACTTGATGATGTACCACCGCCTGAGCCTCCGGATAATCCGTTTCCAACCGCGCCACCGCCACCGCCGCCTGTTGCTGTTAATGTAGAACCTCCACTTATAGCTAGTGTAGAGTTAGAACCTGAACCACCGGCCGTTCCATTAGTTTTAAGACCAGCACCACCTCCACCTACAGTTACAGGAGAAGTTCCTGTAGAAGTTATAGCTGTCTGTCCTGTAAGTAAACCTCCAGCGCCACCACCGCCACCTCCAGCATAGCTATATGGTGAATATCCGCCACCACCGCCACCACCACCGGCAACTACTAAATAATCAATTGTATTGAGTACACCTGTAGCAGAAACAACAAGACTATTTGATGTTGTAAATGCGTGAGTTCTGTATCCGTTACTATCTATAACAGTACCACCCGAAGCAGACATATATGCGATAGCAGAATCTACTACTATTAAATTATTACTTGTAGCAACAACGGAACTTACATTGTTATATCCATAATTAGTAACCACTACATTAAAGTTTTGTGTTGTACCATATGGCACACCTACAGGTAACAATGTGATTGTATTAGATGTACTGTTCATTACAAATGAACCGGTATTACCACCTGTAAATGTACCTGATGTTGCGTTACCGTTAGTACTCCAATTAAACACTGTTCCAACGGGTACATTTGTAGCATTGAAAGTCAATGTTAATGTGCCACCTTCTGCTGTAGAAGTACCACTTTCAACAAAGCTTAGGATATTATATCCCTTGGATACGTCAGCAATTATAACATTGGATGATACATAAACAATATTACCCACAGGTGAATTTGTTCTGACTTGTAACTTAAATGTTTCTCCAGATTCGTCCATTAAAGATAAATCTGCGTTGGCTTTTAATGCAAATGTTCCAACATTATTAATAATTGTAATCATACCTGTATTACCAACAAAATCACTTGCAGTAATGTTAGCAGTTGCTGGTAATATAGAATAAAATACGTTAGTGTAATTCGGTACGTTGGCAGTGGTCAATGTAAATCCAACTAGGTTACCTTCATTTACTGTAGATACATTTGCTGCTAAACTAACAATAGCACTATAATCATAAATTGTCATTGTACTCGTTGTACCAAGCACTATACCATTATACGAATCTTTGCGTAACTTAATCACGAAAGTTTTGTTACCTTCAAATGCAAAAGCATCTACACCCAAATTAATATTGGCAAAACCTGCAGATACCTTAACTGTACCTTGAAGTGAGTTCGATGTAAAATTACTTGCTAATATTGGCATATCTTTATTCTAATGTGTAATATAGTGTTGTTCCATCACTTAATGTCGTCTGGAATGATGCACTTAATGTCTGTTGAGAAACAGCAGAAGTTGTTTGTCCTGTCAATGTCGTTACTGCAGATCTTCTGTATGATGGGAATACAGATATAGAATCTCCGTCACTTGCATTTGCATAACTAGCATACATATTATCTAGATACTTCATTAACTTAGGAGACTGTAAAACTTCCATCGATGAACTTGGAGGTACTTGTAAATTGTATGCCAAATATGCTTTAGGTGCATTATTAGCAGAACCAATATACAATTTAATTGGTATCGAATAAGATTTAAGGTTTACAAATTTAACACTTTCAATAACAACATCCGATTGATCTGCAGTTATAATTTGTATATTTGTATTAGACGTTGCTAAATTCTGACCTGTACCATTATATGTAATATCAGAAGTAACGATTTCATATGTGAAATATGAATGCAATATGTTACTTGTAGGAGTTAAATTTTGATTAAATCCTTGTAAATTAACTTTATCATTTGGTTGCAATACTTGATTTCTGTGTATAAATTCTACAATACCACCTACAGGAACAGGAATCAAATTACCCATGTATGCTGTGTTTCCTGCAGCATAAAGAACATTAGATGAAACATAAGCAGTATTATCAGATATGTTTGTTACATGTAATGATCTGAGTATAATTCTATCAGTAGAATTTGGCGGCGAGAATGTTATTCCTGCCATTGCAGATGTTACTGTATAATCTTGTGCTCCACTAATAGTAGTGTCAAAATTATATGTTCCCACCGTACTCTTAAGAGTACCATCATCCATAATAATAATACCGCGACCTGCAGTAAATGCTGCTCTGGCTCTTGTATTAGTAAAATATAGATTGGCACTTGTCTCAATTATATTTGCTGTTGTATGCGTTGGAGTTACTGTAGCAATAACTCTTGCATTAGTATAATATAAATTTACACCTTCTGCTAGATTTGCAGTAGTAAAGTTTGCTAATGATAAAACTGTATTTGCTGTTGTTGCAGTATTTGCTTGCGGCGTAGATCCGCTAGTAGCAATATTAATTTGGCCATTTGCTGCATCTATTGTCAATCCAGAACCTTGGAAAGACTTCATCAATGTAATTACATTTGCTGCTACTCTAGCTGTTGTAAAGTATAAATTACCTGCAGTTTCAATTACGTTAGCAGTAGTTAATATTGGTCTAATAGTAACATTAACTCGCGCATCCGTATAGTATAGATTACCGCTTGTCTCTATTACGTTAGCTGTGGTTAAAAACGGTTGAACCGTCGCATTTACTCTAGCTGTTGTAAAGTATAAATTACCTGCGGTTTCAATTACGTTAGCGGTATATAATCTGTTCCAAGTATTTGATGTAATAGAATCAACTGTTAAACTATTACCTGAGAATGTAGAAGCTGAGACATTATTTGCTGTAACATTATTTGTTACGTCTATACCGCGTATTACTAATGTATTTGCCGATAGAAGACCTGTTATGTATAAATTACCAACAATAGTAGCATTACTTAATGCTGCAATTACTCTTGCATTTGTAAAATATAAGTTACTACTTGTCTCAATTACGTTAGCAGTAGTTAAAATAGGTCTAATTGCTACATTGACTCTTGCATCAGTATAATATAGGTTAGAACCTTCTATTATTTCAGATGTAGTATGTCCTGCTAATGATATAACTGTATTTGCTACGTTTGCCGTTGATGCAAAGTTTGATACATTCGCTGTTCCTACGCTACTTGTAGCAGCAATATTGATTTGACCATTTGCCGGATCTATTGTTAATCCAAAACCTTGGAATGATTTCATTAGAGTAGCAACATTAGACGCTACTCTTGCATTAGTAAAGTATAAATTAGATGTAGATTCTACAACATCTGATGTAGATATAATTTGAGCGGTAGGCCAATCATTCCCCGTCTGTCTAAGGAACGCATCGTTTGTGTCAAATATACCTTTGTTAATTATTGGCATTTTTCTTTTTTACTTTTCTAATACTGTATATTTATGGTGTTAGAATGTTATGGTACCTGAACTATAGAACGTATAGATTAGGTTAGATCCGTCTGAAGTATAAGTTACATTAGATCCTGTTACTGTTGCAGGTTTATAGGCACCTGGATATCTTAAAATAACTACACCAGAACCGCCTGATCCCCCAGAAAGTGTACCTGCATTATAAGAACCTCCTGCTCCTCCACCTCCAGTGTTTGTAGTTCCACTTTGCCCAGGAGAGCTATTAGTAGATGTTCCTCCACCTCCATTGCCACCAACTCCGTTTCCAACCGCGCCACCGCCACCGCCACCGCCTGCATAATATACAGAAGAACCTGTTATATTAGACAACAAACCGATTCCACCGTCACCTGTAGTACCTGCAGGACCATCACCACCGGCAGTTCCTGCACCACCTGCTCCGCCACCACCGCCATTATGATAGTTACCACTAGTACCACCTGTGCCACCATCGTAACCTTGTCTTGTACTACTTACATAAGGTGATCCCGGATAAATTCCTTTTCCTGCAGCGCCGCTATTTGTACCACCACCGCCACCGCTACCGCCGTTTCCTCCTGCAAGAACACCCGAACCGTATGCACCATAGCCGCCACCGGTTGCAGTAATACTACCAAACACTGATGAATTACCTTGAGTACCAGGATTTGCACTACCTGCTGTGCCACCTGCACCTCCAGCACCAACTGTTACTGTTATAGGACTACCGGGTGTAACAGAATATCCAAGAGCAGTTAATACACCGCCTCCGCCTCCACCTGCACCATATGCTCCACCACCACCTCCGCCTGCTACTAATAAGTAGTCTACAGATGTTGTGCTAGGTAAAACAATAGGGTAACGTATAATAGCTATACCGGAACCGCCTGCCCCACCTAAAAACGTCGGAGATGCTCCACCACCGCCACCGCCACCTGTATATGCATTAGCATTTGTGGATGGAATAGCTTGATTGGGATCGCTTCTTGCTCCACGACCACCGCCACCTGCACCACCGTCGCCTTTTCTACTTGTATTTTGGCCAGTTGAGCCACCGCCACCGCCAGCAAAATATCTGCCAGGTCCGGGGCCAGGTGTGCCATATGACGAAGGTATTCCTAGCCAAGGTGGAACAAGACCAATACCCCCATCACGAGGACCGTCATTGGCTCCTGTAAAGGAAAGGCCTGCGCCGCCTGCGCCACCCCCACCCGAACTAGATATTCCGGTAGGATTACTTCCGAAAATGCTTCCTCCGGGATATCCTTGTGCGCCGGCTACATCCACAGCTGGACTGCCTATAGCTAGTCCCCCGGATGCCCCGTTTGGGTTATTAATACCCGCACCGCTACCAGAACCTCCGGGGTTGCCAAATTGTAGATAACCCGTAGTATAAGCGCCACCTCCGCCACCGAAAGCAACCGCACTAAATATACTTGTATTGACGCCTTGACCACCATTTATGTTTCTAGCAGGAGCAGCAGAACCGCCAGCACCTACGATAATACTACTAGTACCAGAAATAGAAATATTTCCCATTAATAAACCACCTGCACCGCCGCCCGACCCAGGTAGACCATTAGGATTATATCCTACTGCCCCGCCTCCACCGCCTGCAATTAACATATAATCTACAGTAATATTAGATGAAGGACTAGATACTACAAAATTATTTGATGACAAGAATACGTGGTACTTATATCCAGCAAATGTAAAGGTGTCATTACCGCCCGATGCTGTAATTTCTGCATTAGATGTATCTGCTAAAGTATATGAAGTTGAATTATAAACAATATTTCCTGTTACAGAATTTGTTCTAAGTTGTATTTGGTATGTTTCTGCACCTTCACTTAAACTATCAGCATTTGCAGTTAACGTAAATGTTCCAACATTATTATTAATTGTTACAATGCCCGCATTTGCACTTGTCCAGTCTTGATTATTAGTACCACCACCTAATGAATAATATAAATTTGTACCATTTGCTGTATTTGCCATTGTCAATGTAAAGGTTACTGAGGAACCTTCGTTGACTGTTGCAGTATTAGCAGTTAGACTAACAAATGAACTTGTATCTTGTAATGTAAATGTAGGCGATGTGGCAAGAACAGTTCCGTTAATACTACCTGATCTTAATTTAATTACAAAAGTTTTATTGCCTTCTAATGCATATGGAATAGTGGGCAAAAGAATATTAGCAAAACCGTTACTGATAGTAACAGTTCCTGATAAAGAATTTGATTGAAAATTACTTGCGGATATTGCCATATTTTTATTCTAACGTGTAATATAATACTGTGCCTTCAGCGCCTGTAGTACTGAACGACATCGATAAAGTGTTACCCGGTGGGGCTGAAGAAACGGATGGGCCTGAAGTATAGACTGAACCTAATCTTGCGGATACAAATACAGATACTGCACCTGCAGGAGCACCTGAATAACTTACATATATTCTATCGTTTTGGTTTATACGTTTAGGACTTTGCAATAATTCTACGGAAGAATTAGTTGGTATTTGAAATCCATATGCAAGATATGCTAAAGGTACACCGTTTGCATCTCCCCAATATGCTCTAACAGGAACAACGGAGGATTGTAGATTGACAAACTTAATGCTTTCAATAATACTATATGATTGGGGAGAATCATATACCAATGTATTTGTATCTGCGCTTGCTACAACTTGACCAATACCAATGAAGCTAGGATCATTTGTATAGGTTTCATATGTTAACATTGCAGTCATTAAATTAGCAGTTGCTGTTCCTGCAGCATTAAATCCTTGTAAGTTAATTACGTCACCTGGTTGGAATAACTGATAAGTTTTAATAAACTCCATTACTCCACCTTGTGCAACAGGAATCAAATTGGCAATCGGTGCTGTGTTTCCTGTGGCATATAATATGTTACCTGAAATTTGTGCTGTTGCTCCAGATGTGTTAACAACGTGTATTGAACGTAATAAGAATCTGTCTGTTGAATTAGATGATGGGAATGTTAATATCGGAGACATTGTACTTAATACATTGCCGCCAGCAGTACCATTAATATCTAAGTTATACTGAGATGTTGAACCTGTGTTTTTAATAACACCATCACCTGATATAGAAATGCCTTTACCTGCAGTAAATGCCGATCTTGTTCTTGCATTAGTATAATATAAATTATTTAATTCTACAATATTCGCAGTAGTATGCGTTGGAGTTACTGTCGCAATAACTCTTGCAGTAGTAAAATATAAATTACCTGCAGTTTCAGTAACATTAGCAGTGTTTAAACTTGGCCATATAACGGCATTTGCTCTGCTGTCAAAATTAGCAATGTTTGCTGCGGTTAAGCTTGGCCATACTGTAGCATTTGCTCTGGCGTATGTAAAGTATAAATTGCTACTTGTTTCTGTTACGTTAGCAGTAGTTAAGCTAGGCCATATTGCCGCATTTGCTCTTGCTGCTGTGAAATATAGGTTACCTGCAGTTTCGGATACATTTGCCGTTGTTAAACTGGGCCATATTGCCGCATTTGCTCTTGCATATGTGAAGTATAAATTACCAGATGTTTCAATTATATTTGCTGTTGTATGCGTTGGAGTTACTGCTGATATTACTCTTGCATTTGTAAAATATAAATTTGTTCCTTCTGCTAAATTAGCAGTCGTGAAATTTGATAGTGTTAATACTGTGTTTGCTGTTGTAGCCGTATTTGCGAAGCCTGCAGTGTTTGCGAAGTTTGCAACTGTTGCAAAATTGGCTACGTTGGCAGTAGGTGCACTTGCAGAAGCAAGTATATTAATTTGACCATTGGCAGCATCTATTATTAAGCCTGTGCCCTGGAAGGACTTCATCAATGTAATTACATTTGCCGCAACTCTTGCATTTGTAAAATATAAATTTGTTCCTTCTGCTAAATTAGCAGTAGTAAAATTCGATAATGATAGAACTGTATTTGCTGTTCCTGCAGTATTTGCAAAATTCGCAGTATTCGCTTGTGGTGCAGATGATATAGCAGTAACATTAATTTGACCATTTGCCGCATCTATACTAACACCAGAACCTTGGAAGGATTTCATCAAAGTAATAACATTTGATGAAACTCTTGCATTTGTAAAATACAAATTGCTTACTGATTCTACAACATTTGCAGTTGTTAAGAATGGTTGTACTACAGTATTAACACGTGCTGCAGTAAAATATAGATTAGAACTTGTTTCAATTACATTAGCAGTAGTAAATAGTGGAGTTACTGCTGATACTACTCTTGAATTAGTATAGTATAAATTATTTAGCGATTCTGTAACATTTGCTGTTGTTAAGAATGGTTGTACAACTGTATTAACTCTTGCTGCAGTAAAATATAAGTTACCACTTGTTTCAGTTATATTTGCTGTAGTAAAGAATGGTTGTAC